AACTATGTTGGCTATGACCAGTACGGTACGCCAGAGCAGATGCCTGAGTTGTATGGCAATGAGTTGTATCAGAACTTGAACGCCCCCGGCTTTAACGAGGTGAACGAGGGCGACTACGCCCGCATGGACGCTGAAGAGAATGGCGAAGAGCCTGTCGAAGGTATGGCTGAAGGAGGCTTGCCTCAAGGTGGCCTTGGTGGTTCACCGACGTTTTACACGTTTGGCAAACCCACTGACCCAATGCAGAACCTGTACAACCCACAACCTGCACAACAGCAACCGCCACAAGCTCCTCAAGGTATGCCCCCACAGGCGGCTCAGAACCAGCAACAGATGGCAATGAACCAGCCCGTGCAGGCTGTACCTGTCGGAATGCCTCAAGGCGCTTTGCAGGGTCAAAACATGGGCGGCGCAAAGCCTCCGATGCCACAACAGAACCCAATGCAAACTGGCCCCCAAGGCTTGAAGAGCGGTGGCCTGCCTGCGTGGTCTAACGTACCAATCACGGCTGGTCGGCTGAACTTCCGCAATGGCGCACCCGTACACGGTGCAGGCGATGGACAGTCTGACGACATTCCAGCTATGCTTGCTGATGGCGAGTATGTGATTGACGCGGAGACTGTCGCCCAAATTGGCAACGGTTCGACCAAAGCTGGCGCACAGGCTTTAGATAAATTCCGCGAAAATATCAGGGCGCACAAACGGTCTGCGCCTATCAATAAAATTCCGCCCAAGACCAAGGCGCTCACATCCTATCTGAGAGGGGCAAAATAATGGCTGGCTTATTCCAAGGTGATCCACTACCAGATGTAACGACGACGGAACAGACGCAGGCGACTGCGCCAGAGTTCTACACAAACTACTTACAGGACATTGCCAACTTAGGCCAGAACGCCGTCCAGCAGGGTGGTGTGGCTGGCTTTAGCCCACTGCAACAACAAGCCTTCCAGATGGCCCCTGATGTGGCCTTCTCTGGTGCTGGCTCTATGGGCGCGGCTTCTCAGTTGCTAGGCCAAGCTGGCGCTACAACCGTCCCTGATGTCATTGGCGACTACATGAATCCCTACACTGGGGCTGTGGTTGATGAGATGGGGCGCTTGCAAAACAGAAACATTCGCGAGAACATTCTGCCTTCTTTGGGTGGTGCCGCTGTAGGTACAGGCCAGTTTGGCTCACGCCGCCAGCAACAGATCACTGGCAACACAATGCGCGATATGCAGGCTGACTTGCTAGGCAAGCAGTACCAAGCATTGAACCAAGGCTACCAACAGGCTGGCACGATGGCTGGCACTGACCTGTCTCGCGCCCTGCAAGCTGGTCAAGCCTTTGAGAACTTAGGCCAAGCACAGCAAGGTCTAGGTCTTGGCGGCCTCAAAGCCTTGAGCGAATACGGTGGTCAACAGCAGGCGCTAGGCCAGAAAATGTTGGACTACCCAATGGCTCAGACGCAAGCCTTCTCTCAGTTGTTAAGAGGACAAGTTGTTCCTATGGGTCAAGTGCGGCAAAGTGTTGGCCCTCAAGCTGGTGCATACTCAAACAGCCCGCTGTCTCAAATCTCTGGTTTGCTGGCTGGCTTGGGTTCATTTGCAAATACTATTGGCAAGGCAGATGGTGGTGCAATCATTATGAAGAAGGGCGGTCAAGCTCACCGCTCCAAAGCCCACGCATATCTTGCTCGTGGTGGTTCAATCAAGATGGCGAGGTAAGACATGGCAGTCCCACAACAACAACCCGTAGGTGGTTTGGGCGCAATGGCTCCAAAGCCTCAAGGTGCGCCTCCTCCAGAGCCTAGCGAAGCAAAGGATGCCGCCCGTATCTCTAGCATGGAGCAGGATCAGCCTGATACCCCAGCGAACATGATGGATCGTGCGATCCAAAAGCAACGTGAAGCGGCTCGCGCTCTGGAAACCCAGACAGCACTACTGCGTCAAAGTTACGACGCAAGGATGAACCTGCCCTTTGATACGTCATTGATGGCGGCGGCGGCTGGTTTCTTAAAGCCCACAAAGACTGGATCGTTTGGCGAGTCTGCTGGATATGCCGCTGAAAACTATGCGGCTGACGCTGAAAAAGCCCAGCTTCGCAAGCAACAAGCAGAGAAGCAAAAACTTGAACTAGCCCAGCAAGAGATGGCAATGGGCACCAAGAACCTTGAGTTCGAGCATATGCTTCAGATGGCTGGCTACAACCCAGCACAAGCCGCAATAGTATCAAATGCCGCTGGTGTTTCTACCCCTGCTGGCGGTGTTCCTGCTGGTGGCGCACCTATGGCTGGTGGCGCTCCACGCCCTGCCTCCGCTCCTGCTAACGTAGGCCAGACTGGCGCTCCAAATGAATTGCCGATGATCTCTGACAGAGACATCACGACCGCCTATGCGATCTCCAAAGATCATGGAGACAAGATCGCCGCGATTGCCAAGATGCAACGTGAGGACTTGATTGTCAATGAAGGCAACGTGTTCTCTAAGAGCCAGAAGAAATTCTTGGATGTCACTCCTCCTAACGAGAAGGCGGCAGACTTTAACTTTGGCCCCGCTGGTGACCGTAAGACAACCCCTGATGTGTATCGCGAATACAAGCAAATTATTGCAAGCGGCACAGACGATCAATTGCGCGACTTCTTTATTAGACAGCGTTGGCTGGCTGGCACTCCTTCTGGTGCCCCTCGGATTGGCTCGGCTGGTACAGCGCCAGCAGGAGGCGCGGCTCCCGCAGGTGCAACACCTTCAGTAGGTGGAGCAACACCAGCAGGAAAGCTACCCGCTGGCGGATTTGGTTTGCCAAGCAAGTTTAAGACCGCAGAAGAACTAGCGCAAGAGAAGATGAACCAAGAGACCGCTCTTGCAGAAAACAAAAAGTATGCAGAAGCCGCAGGAGAGATGGCAAACGATTTGCGTCTGTCTGCATTCTCTGCAACTGATATTAAAGCGTTGGCTCAAGAGGCTGGCTCTATTGCCAAAGCCGCCGCGCCTGCATTCAAGTTGTTGATGAACAAAGACGACCAGTTCCGAAATGAGTTTGATGCCTATATGCAAATGGCAAAGACTGGAGCGCAGGCTGGTCAATTTGGAAGTTTCAGTATTCCTACTGACATCATTGAGAGAAACGGACTTACGTCTGAACAGATTCAAGCCTTGCAAAAGTTTGCTCAGATTGAAGCTCAGTTCACGTTGTTCAACCGCCGCCTATGGCTCAAAGGTCAGGGCGCGATTTCCAATGGTGAGAGTACGGTTGCGGCACAACTTGGCCCGCAGGCATCAGATCGCCCAGAGGTGATTCAGATGAAGGCCCAAGCGATTGAGCGCAAGGCTGATTTTGATGAGCAGACCTTTATGGCCTTTGAGCAGTGGAGGGAGAACAACCCCAACGGCGGCTTCAGTAAGTTCATCTCGCAATCGCCTGAGTTCAAGGCGCTCAAGACAGAATACATTGCCGACCTCAAAGCCATGCGCGATGCCAATGCAAAGTATTTTGCTGGGCCTAAGAAGCCAGCCACCACACCTGCGGCTCCGCCAGCGGTTACGCCCACGCCAGTGCCTGCGGAGACTCCTCCCAAGCCTGCGGCAAAGCCACCCGCAAATGAAAATCCAGTGGATAGATTTAAGCGCGAAAAAGCTGAACGCGAAAGAGCCGCACAAGGAAACCAATAATGGACTTTAAAAAACTTTCGCCAGAGCAGATGAAGATTGCCGAGATGGTGATCGAAGCGGCTAACGAAGTTGGCGTTGACCCTAATCTTTTGTTGGCGCAGGCGTATGAGGAAAGCCGTTTCCGCCATATTCCATCTACTGATCCAACCAGTGATGCGTTTGGTGTATTGCAAATTCGACCAAGCACAGCAGAATTAAACAAACTCGGCGACACCAGAGATTTGAAAACCAATATCTATGGTGGCGCAAAGCTGATGAAGCAGTACATTGACAAGTACAAGTCACCAGAGGCGGCGTTGTTGGCCTATCACCAAGGCCCCGGGGTCGCGGACACATACATCAAATCAAATGGCGACCTTAAATCCGTTGGCCCCAAGGGCTTGGACTACGTCATCAACATTGGCACCAATGGTGGCTTCGGTCAACCGCCAGCGGAAGAAGCGGCGGCAGAAGGCGAAGAGCCTCCAAAGCCTCCGTTTGTGCCTGTAGCAAGCACGTTCCCAGAGGCCACCACCGACAACACTCAGACTCAAAAAAAGCCAGAGAACGTGGTGTCTCCAACTGCTGGCGCGATTACTGGCGCTCTTGCCAGCACGGTTGGTCAAGTTGGCTCTAAGCCAGAGTTGAAATATGCGGAAGCCCCTCCTGATGTTTCGGCGGCAGAAAAAGCGGCAAGCAAAGCACAAAGACAATTTGACATTGCCGAAGAACGGCTGAACAAGCGCGTCAATAACGCCATGCCTATTGCTGGTGGAACAGACCTTGCCACGTTAGAGGCGGAGTACAGGCGCTCTCAACTCATGTTGCAAATAGCAGATCAGGAATTACAGGCCGCTACAGCCGCTCAAAAGGCCAAGGTAGCACCTACCCCTCCAGCGGCTAATTCTATGGCCTCTGCGACCCCTCAAATCATCATAGACCCCAATGCTCCCGTTCAAACTTCTCAAGAAAGAATACTTCAAGGAAAGATTGATCCAGCAACAGGTAACACTGGTCGCCAAAACATGGTTTTCAATGAAGTTACTTCATGGGAAGCAAATGAAAGAGAGTTGCAACAAAAGGCTTTAAAAGAAGCACAAAAAGCGGGTTTGATTCCAGATACTGGGCAACAGGTTCGTTCACAATTTGGTAAGCCAAGCGGAACTGCATCTGGATTGCTTGTAAAGCCAGAAGTTGGCGAGCCACTCAAACAACAAGCAGACCTTGAGCAAAAAATGGCGGACGACAAAGCCGCTCAAGAACGACTGGCCCAGCAAAATGAAATGAATCGCCTTAAAAACGAACGCGCTCTTGCGGCACAGGAACACAGCCAAGCCCAGAGTGCCTTCAATCAAGCGCAAAACGCCAAGACCTCTGGAGTTACCCGCGCTCAGAACACAATGGAGACTGCGGAAGACAGAGCCAGACTGTTGGCTCAAGAGGCGCAAGAGGCTCGTGCGGCGGCAAAGAATGCGCCAAACTTTGCCAACCGTCAATTGCAAAATATTGGTGTAGCAACCGCGAAGAGTGGCCCAATAGTCAAAGGTGGCTTGGGGGCGCTAGGTGGCTATCAAGCCGCCAAGGGTATCAATACCTTGGCAAACCTGTCGCTGTCTGACCTGCAAAAACGGTATGACGATGGTGACCGTAGCCCAGAACTTATGACGGCACTTGGGAAAGCCGCAGAGGCCACCGCGCAAGTTGGTGCTGGTGCGGCGGCGGCTATGCCTGCATTTGGTGACAAAACTGCCAAGATCAAAGGGGCGGGCCTTGCTGGAACCGCCGCGCTTGGAATATATGGACTTATGAACGCCGCTAAAGAAAAAGCAAGACAAAGGCGTGATAATCAATAGGGGAGCAGTTGCCATTGCCTCCTTTGGCCCCCGTCACTGGGGGCTTTTTTTATGCTGATCCGCCTGTGTGGAAAATCAAGAGTTGAGTTTGCATGAACTGCTCTTTGGCCTCTTCGATGCCATCCTCGTACCCTTGATCGTATGCTTCTTGCAAGGCTTCTAGAATTTTGGCCTCTGATTGTTCAAAGCATTCCCAACTTCCCTGTTCATATCGGTGACGATTTGTACGCATCTTTGATGCTCCTTCATGGCGACAATTGGTGCAACGTATGCGGCAATCTTGTGGGCAAACTGGATGATGTCCACTTCGTCGGCGTAGATTGCATCTGGCAGTTTCTCGTCGCAGTAGAAAAAGATTTGCTTGATTGTTTCTTCACTTAGATGCATTTTTAATTTTCCAAAGTTCCCAGTTGATGATAGATGAGCGAGCGATTGATCGTTGAGCGATTGATTGATAGGGGTTGAGTTCCCCAGACAAGAACTCCTCAACGATCATTTGCTTCTTCAAAAAAAGCTCGTGCCGCTCTGCCTGCAATGGCTCGTCAAACAGTTTGCCATCGCTTGTTTTGAATGCTTGAATTTGTTCCATGATTACTTGTGGTCGTTCTTGAGTTGCCAGAATGACAGCAGGTGCATGAACATGGCCCAGCCAGTGTCGAGTTGTTCGAGAGGCCATTCCTTGACCACCACGAGACCCGGGACATTGCGGCTCACAAACACGTTTGCACAGCGGGCGTTTGGCACACCAAGCCCCACACGGTACGCCGCCAACTGCATCAAATGCTCATCGTAGCCACCGATCTTGTCAGGGTCTGTGAACTCCTTGGTTTTGATGTCAGCCACAAAGCCTCCGTCCGCTTGAGAATAGAGGTCGCATTTGCCACCAAATCCTGCCTCATGCGCAAAGGCTCGCTCGCTGATCCATGTGCGCGGGCCAGCCCAGTTGTCAATTGCTTGTGTGCAGGCTGTGACCATTTCACTGTGCTTGCCTGTTGATTGTCCTTCATAGAACCCTTGTATTGATGCATGGATGTCAGTTCCCGCATCCGCCGCCGAACGACCCTGTTCTTTGGAATCGTTGATGATTCGGTCTATGTATTCCTTTTCAGGTTCGTCGGGGCGGCGGGGAAGCGTTAACGCCGCATACAACACTTGCTGTTGCATCCAAGCCAACAGGGCTGGTTTAGCGGCAATATTTAAAACGGTAGTCACTGACGGTACAAGATTCATTGTACGGGCATCACGCAACGTAGTGTTGCGCTGTCCGCCCTTCTTGGCCTCGACAGTGTATTGGGGCACACCATCGCGGGTGTACCAGTGATTTGACTCAGATGCTCGTGGTGCTGATGCTTGAAGCATTTTTCTTCTCCTGTAGTTTACGGGCCTTGTACTGCTTGGCGTATTCGCGTTGCTTGATGCGTTGTGCTTCAGTCAGTGGTTTGGCTGGCTTTTTCTTGCCCTCCAAGGTTTTGATCTTGCCCTTCAAATAAATGACCTCGCTGTCAAGTTTTTGAACGGTTGCCATCAAGTCCATCATGCTGGAGATGAGCTTTAACTTTTCCACTTTTGAGATAAACATTGCTGTGTTCCTTAATCCATGTTGATAACGTAATCGCGACCAGCTTGCGTGAGTTTCCACACAAGGGCTTTGCTTCCAGAAGGGGCTGGCCTTTTGACCTTGACACCGTCTTCGTCCGTCAGGACATCAACAAAGCCAGCATCTTGGCAATCCTTGCGGCGCTTTCCAATGCTGTTCTGCTGAAGTCCTGTTGCGTCTGCAAGCTCAAAATCTGTCATAGGGCCAAAGTCAAACAAAGCCTGCAACGCTTTGATTCGGTGAGCAGATGCCTTAAAAGATGCGTCCCTTGCGGCTTCAAAAGAAGTTATGGGGTCGCTGTTTCTTGCCAAGGGATATGGGAACCGAATCGGTTGCGGTTTTCTTGGCTCTGGTGGGTCAAACAAATCAAGATTTTGCATACGTCACCTCAAAAAGGGATGTCGTCGTCCATGTCATCAAAACCAGACTTGGCTGATGACTGGGGCTTCTTACCAGAACGATCCTGCCACTCTGGTGATTGCTCGATCTTGGCCCGCAGGTTATCGCTGAAGGTCTCAAACAAGTCCATGTCAGGGTCTTCGATGTAGAACGCCGCACACTTGTTGTGGCCCTCTGGAAGGTTGGCCTTCATTGCCTTGGGCACCGAGTTGATATTGGCAATGTTGGTGTACTCCTTACCGTTGTTGCCCATCGCTTTGGTGATCGCAATCATGGCCCAAGCTCCAAGCACGTTGTCAATCTGGAAGCCACGCAACTCTTCTGGGGTGAACTCTTTGCCACGCCACGTTTGCAAGTCTTTGCGAAGGGTCGCCTTCTCTGCCAACGATAGGGTGAAGTTCTTGCTGATTGACATCGGCTCGCCCTTGGCTGTCACCAGAGGTTTGCCAGCGTCGTCTTCGCCATGCACCTCAAACTGCAACATGACCTTTGGCAGGTTTTTGACCTGACCGAGGTATTCGCTCTTCTGTGTGCCGAGGTCAACAATGCGGTAGCACCGCGCCAAATACATCCCCGGGGGCACGGGTGTAAAAGTCCCGCCGCCACTTTCTTTCGCTATTAAAGCCATCATTCGCTCCTAGTTAAGGTTACTGTTTCTAAAGTCACTATTGGCCTCTTGGTCACCCCGCACTCAAAACGGATAATGTTCCAGTCCTCCATCGTCGCAACGCCTGTCTCAGCCCGTTCTAGGGCTTCCTCAAGCATCTGTTGCCTCTCTAACATCGCTTGGTTGTACTCGTCTTCGCTGTGCATACAATCTCCTTCGCTGTGTTTTGCGAACTGTAGCACGTTTAAGTTCAAGATACAACCCCTTGTGCAATCTTTTTTTCTGGTGTATGATGCACTTACACAACAAGGAGGTCATCAATGACATTGGAAGAGTTTTTCAGAGATAAACCAAGAGGCGTAAAAGTCGAATTGGCGCGAAAGTTGGGCATCAGCAAGACATGGATGAGCTTGCTCACCAGCGGTCGGCAGGTGCCCAGCCCCGAACTCGCGCACTCGATTGAGCGGCATACCCAAGGCAAGGTGCGGCGGCAAGATTTGCGGCCCGATTTATTTGGAAGGATAGTCTGATGTTATGGTTTAAATTCCACATCGGTGACTACATCACGCACACGACGCACTTGGCTGATGCCGAGGACTTGGCATACCGCCGCCTGCTTGATTTGTACTACATGAGTGAGAAGCCAATCCCACTCGATACCCAATCGGTTGCCCGCAAAATCAGGCTTGATTTGGACATAACCGAATCGGTTTTGGGTGAGTTTTTTCAACATACCGAAAAAGGGTATGTCAACAGTCGTTGTGACATGGAAATCGCAAAATATCAACATCAAGTCGAAAATAATCGATCCCTCGGAAAGCGAGGCGGCAGGCCGAAGAAAACCGAATCGATAACCGAAACGGAACCGAAAGTTAACCCTAAGAAGAATAAGAACAAGAATAAGAATATATCGTCGGTGGCATCAACACCAACACGATTCAACGACTTTTGGTCTGTGTGGCCTGCGTCAAAAAGGAAGGTAGCCCGCTCTGAGTGCGAGAAGAAGTGGGACAAGCATGACCTCGACATGGTTGCTGATGTCATCATTGCCAACGTCAAGAAGTTGAAGACGACCGAGCAGTGGACTTCTGGCTTTGACCCTGCGCCCCTGACGTACATCAACCAGCGCCGCTGGGAAGATGATGCAGGCGAACAGCAAAAACAGCGGAGGGTGATATGACCGAACGCATGAAACAGGCGTTAATTCTGGCCGATAAATGTTGGGGTAAGGCTTACCGTGCCTCTCCCATTTTTGTTGAGCAGTATTTGGAAATCATGCAAAACCTTTTGCTGATGCGTCCTGTTGTCATGGGGGATGAATTTAGAGCGCAGTGCGAATTGCAGGGATTGCATTTGCCAAGCAATCTACACCACAACACTTGGGTCAGCGGAGCAAGGGCTATGCAACAAATGGGATGGATTTCTCCAGTATCAAAAGTTGAACCAGTTCATTCACACAACCATATGCCTTCAGTTACTCTGTGGCGTAGCAATATTTTTGGCGACAAACAAGTCCCGTTTAACTCAAGGCAGAAAAACCTTTTTTAAAAGCGAATAGACATGAGCAAACTTGAAAATTTTATTCAAAGGCTGGGCAAGGTCAGGGGCCGTAATGGTTCATGGACTGCACAGTGTCCAGCACATGAAGACAAGTCTCCATCGTTGTCAGTTCGGGAGACCGAAGATGGCCGCGTGTTGGTGCATTGTTTTGGTGGATGCGCGGTGCATGATGTGGTCGGCGCAGTCGGCATGGATATGAGCGACCTGTTTCCAGAGCGCGATGAGCGGTTGGATCACAACCAAGTAGCGAAACCATTGAAGCCTGCGTTCTACGCAAGCGACCTACTGCGGATTGCATCGTTTGAATGTCTGGTCGTGATGATTGCGGCTTATGACATGAGGCGTGGCAAAAAGTTAAGCGAAGAAGATATGGCCCGTTTGGAAACGGCACAACAGCGAATTGAAGAGGTAATCCAATATGCAAATGTCTAACATTCAACAGCGAGCAAAAGACCTAGATGAGGCGCGAAAAATCCGCATCATCAGGCCAGATCAAGTGGACTTTGAGAAGTACCTCAAAGCCAACGACGTAGCACAGAAGGTGCGCGATGCAGAGGGTTTCATTGAGGAGATGCGAATCGACCTGATGACCCCTGAGACACAGGTATCGCAGACGATGCCTTGGACAAAGACACACGCAGGGTTTCAATTTCGCGCAGGTGAGGTGACCGTGTATGCAGGTGGCAACGGTGGCGGCAAGAGCATGATCACAGGCATGATTGCAATGGGCCTGATTAAGCAAGACCAGAAGGTGATGATTGCTTCGTTTGAGATGAAACCCAAGCGCACCCTGTACCGAATGCTCCGCCAGTTTGCTGGTGAGAATATTGATGCACCACGCTACACCAACAAAGAGACCTACATCAAGAACTTGCTGGATCGGTTTCAGCTTTACAACTACAACAAGCTGTGGCTGTATGACCAGCAAGGAACGGTGACCAGCCAGCAGGTGATTGCTGTGGCCCGCTATAGCGCGATGGAGTTAGGTGTTCAGCACATCTTCATTGATTCGCTGATGAAGTGCGTGGCTGGTGAAGACGACTACAACGCGCAGAAGTATTTTGTTGATGAGTTGACCGCGCTGGCGCGTGACCACAACGTCCACATCCATCTGGTTCACCACATCCGCAAGCTCGCGAACGAAGAGGTCAAGCCAAGCAAGTCAGACCTAAAAGGCTCTGGCTCCATCAGCGACCAAGTGGACAATGTTTTGCTGGTGTGGCGCAACAAGAAAAAAGAACACGATGCGCAGTCTGGCCCAGTTGATCCATTGATCCCTGATGCCATGATGATGTGCGAGAAACAACGTAATGGCGAAGCAGAGGATTGGTATTCGCTTTGGTACAACAAAGACAGCCAGCAGTTCATCGAATACGACAACAGCGTACCCATGTCTTTTGACAACGGAGGGAGATTTTGAATTATGGCAAGGAGGGCGAAGGAGAAGATGAGCATCGCCACCGCTGTCTCGTTCGGGGAATCATCAATATGCGTATTCAAGATCGCGATAGCGCGTACCGCTGGCTCAATGGTTACGTTGACCACCTTGGGAAGCGTCACAAGGGATGGAACGAACTTCATCCCAAGTCACGCCTTGAGGCAGACGTTAGAGATCAGTGGACAAAGGGTAACCGAGGTAACACAGGAGAATGGAAATGACAAAGCAAGACGCTGAACTAAGCCCTTTAGCAAGGCAACTACTTGGCAACTCTGGGGCCATGAAGTTATTCACACAGACTGAGTTTGATGCGGCACTTACTGAGGCCAAAGCCGAGATCATGGCGATTGCAATTCAGACCACTAAGCAGGCGCTAGAGATCGAACGTAATGCTTGCGCTGACATTGCACTGGCATGGAGTCAAGAGGAGTTATTTGAGGCGATCCGCAACCGCATGAAAGTCAAAGATGATTGAGATCACATTGCCTTGGCCTCCATCGGTCAACACTTACTGGCGCAACTTCGATGGTCGCATGATCATCAGCGCCAGAGGGCGCGAGTACCGTGAGACTGTCGGCGATCAGATGACATTACAAAAGATGGCTAAACACTTCAAGGGGCCACTGCGTGTGGTCATTGAGGCATGGAGGCCAGACAAGCGCCGCCGCGATCTTGACAACCTGCTGAAGGCCACGCTCGATGGGCTGGCTCACGCAGGCGTTTATGAAGACGACTCACAGATTGTTGATCTGCGAATCTATTGGGCACCCGACCTTGGCGGAATGTTGAAAATCAAAATTGAGGAGATTGAATGAAACAAGAACCAGAATTGATCGACATCTTTGCATTGTTTGCGTTGATGTCAATTTTGAACAAAGCAGGCAAGGGGGCACTGCCTCAAGACATTGCGCGTTCAGCTTACGACTTTGCAGAAGCAATGATTGAAGAGAAGGAGTATCACAATGGCTGACCTATGGAACATCATGTTGATTGTGTTTGCAATCACTGGCGGACTGAGTTGGGTATTCATAATTTTGGTGTCGCTTTTTTATTGGGCCTGTAGCAGGCCAACAAAGGAGGAATAAATGTTTGAATCGTTTGGAGACTTTTTTTGGAAGTTCATGGCAATGTCTGGCTTTATGTTTTGGATTTGCTTTTTAGTTTTTATTGGTTTGGTGATTAGGCGCAACCGCGCCAAAAGGAGAATGTTTTATGAGCATTGAAGAGAGAGACCCAAACAAAGCTATTGACTACATCTTGACTAACGGCAAGACGTTTGCAAAAGCGAAAGCAGAGCGCGTGTATATCGAGGAGTATCGCAAGTCCCTCAAGGCAATTTTGCAAAAGCGATCAACCGAAACTGCAATCACCGCGCAAGAGCGTGATGCATATGCACACCCAGAGTACCAAGCATTGCTTGTGGGGTTGCGTGAAGCCGTGGAGGCGGAGGAAAAATTGCGTTGGGATTTGATTGCCGCGCAGGCCGTCGTGGAAATTTGGCGCACACAGCAAGCGAATAACAGGGCCGAAGGAAAGGCCACGATGTGAACACCTACCAAGGCATGGTGATGAACGCCGCTGGTTGGGTGCTGGTGTTGCTGGATGGTTGGGCAATGCACACCCACTGGGTTGCGGCACTCGGTTTTATTCTTTTAATTTATTCAATGTGGAGCATATGCATGAAGACACCAGAAGACGAAGCGTTTGATGAGTTGGAGAAATCTCTTGGCTGGCGCAAACGACAGATCGTTCAACGTCAACTCAGTGATGAAGAGAACATGGCCCGCAACGTGGTACTTGAAGAAATAGCCACGGCGTTTGACAAGATGCGAAACGGTGGAGACACCGTTGCCTCTTTCGCAATATACGTTAGGAGCATGAAGCGATGACCGAAAAAGCAAAGACTTGTCAGGTGTGCCGCCTTAACCCAGCAGAGGTGAAGGGCAGGAACAGTAAGGGCGCACCGCAGTGGCGATGCCAGACCTGCCACGACCTCAAGAATCGCGGCGGCTTTACAAAGGGTAAGCAATGACCACGCTGAAGGAAAAGAAGCACATGAGCGCGGTGGCGGAACTAGGTTGTGCCGTCTGCCGCAGGATGGGGTTTGAGGGTACGCCCGCTGAGTTGCACCATCCAAGGCGATTGGCGGGGGGCTGGGGGCGTTCTAGCCACTTCAGTGTCATACCGCTATGCCCAGAGCATCATCGCGGCTCTACGGGCCTGCACGGGCTGGGCACCAAGGGCTTTGAGAAGCGTTACGGGTACGACGAGGCTGACCTGCTCAAGGACACGCTGGCCCTGTTAGGGCTTACGGTTTGCGAGTAAAGCGGTTGCTTTTCTGCAACGTATTAGGGTTTTCCTTAGAAAATATTTATAAAAAGTTGTTGACGGCGTTTAATTTGGCCTTAAACTACAAGCACTGACCAAGCAATCCCTGTAAGGCAGTAAAGCGAAGGAACAGCGAAATGAACAACGACATCAACTTCACAGCAGTAGACACACTCGGCACACTCTTGGCACAGATCGCTGATCTGACCAAGCAGGCTGATGCCATCAAGGACGACATCAAGGACAGCGCCAGCAAGGGCGGCGCAAAGGTTGTCGAGGGTGCGCTCTTCAAGGCCACCTACATCGAGAGCAATCGCTCTGTGTTCGACAAGGATGCATTCATCAAAGAGTTTGGCGCAGATGCATACGCCAAGTACACCAAGGTCTCCGCTGTGTTCAGCGTGAAGGTCACCAGCAAATAAATCAACAGCCCCTTCGGGGGCTTAACCAAATGGAAAGCGAATCGGTTATGAGTGATTACATCAAAGGCTTTGACAGTGGCTACGGTTACGTCCTGCAAGAGATTGAGAACTACATCAAGCAATACCCAGACAACAAGTTTGTGCTGGAAGAGTTGCTGGCCCATCTCAAGATGGAAGGCAAGCCCGAATGACCGATCTGTTTGGGCATGAAGAGTTCGATTGGCAAAAAGAATGGCAGGGGATGCCAGAGTTCTTTCAAGAAGACCTCACGCCATATCGAGTGATCAACTTGCGCTTTAGATGCGAGGAGGATGTGGAGGCGTTCGCCAAGCTGGTGGAGCAGACCATCACGCCCAAGCAGAAGGCGCTCTGGTTCCCCTTCGCTGAGTTCCGCAGAGCCGCGCATTTGAGGTGGGTCGATGAATCCTAAGTACCCTGTCTACATTGTGTCCAAGGGCCGCTGGGCTACGCGCCTGACAAGCAAAGCATTGGATCGTATCAACGTGCCCTACTACATCGTGGTGGAGGCGCACGAGCGCGAGCAGTATGCGGCGGTGATCAACCCTGAGAGGGTGCTGGTGTTGCCAGAGGGTTACTTGTGGAACTACGACACTTGTGATGACCTTGGTGAGAAGCTCGGCAAAGGCCCCGGGGCCGCAAGAAATTTCTGCTGGGATCACTCTATGAGCTTGGGCTATGCTAGGCACTGGGTAATGGACGACAACATCGCCAGCTTCAACAGGCTGAACCGCAACCTCATGGTCAAGGTTACGTCGGGCACCATCTTCCGCGCCGCTGAAGACTTTGTGGATCGCTACGACAACGTCGCTATCGCTGGCTTCAACTATGACTTCTTTGCCAAGGCCAAGGAACCCCTGCCTGCGTTTGTGATGAACACGCGCATCTACTCCTGCCTGCTGATCCAGAACAGCATCCCCTTCCGCTGGCGAGGCCGCTACAACGAGGACACAGACCTTTCCCTGCGTGTGCTGAAGGCCAGCTTATGCACTGTGCAGTTCAATGCATTCCTGCAAGAGAAGGCCACCACGCAAACCATGAAGGGCGGCAACACCGACGAGTTCTACTCCAAGGAGGGAACCCTGCCTAAGTCCAAGATGATCGAGCGCCTGCACCCTGATGTGGCGGAGGTGGTCTGGCGGTTCAATCGCTGGCATCACCATGTGGACTACACATCATTCAAGCGCAACCCGTTAGTGCGACGGTACGGCGTGGTCGTCCCAGAGGGGATCAACGGGTACGGCATGGTGCTGAAAGACACTAGGGAAAATACTTAAAAATATTTTCAAAAAAGATGTTGACTCGTTTAATTTCGCGTTATACTAACAACACTGCAATAAGCAGGTAACAGCGAATCAGGAGCGAATTATGAACACAGCATCAAACCCCTTCAGCGATATGGAAGACGACTTGGACTTTGGCGCACCAGCCAAGGCCGCTACTGCCGAGGTGACTTACTTCGAGCAGACTTGCCCTAAGTGCAAAGGCACTGGTCGTTTCACCTTTGGCTACATCAACGTGCGCTCTGGCGAGTGCTTCGCCTGCAAGGGCAAAGGCAAGATGTCTTTCAAGACCAGCCCAGCCACACGCATGAAGGCCAAGGCCAGCGCACAAAAACGCGCCGTTGCCAAAGCAGAAGCTCAAGCCAACAAGGCTCAAGAGTGGAAAGAAGCAAACCCAGCAGAAGCCGCATGGATGGAAAACAGTGCTGGCACATTCGAGTTCGCTCGCTCCATGCTGGATGCCCTCAACAAATACGGTTCACTCACAGAGCGCCAGATGGAAACCGTCCAGCGCCTGACAGTGCAGTCAGCAGAGCGTCAAGCCACCCGTGTTGCAGAGCAGGCCGCTCGCGCTGAGTCAGCACCTGTTGTGTCTGTCGAGGCCATCGAGGTTGCATTCAACAACGCCAAAGAGTCTGGCGTGAAGTTCCCCAAGTTGCGCCTCGATACCTTTGTGTTCAGCCCTGCTGGCGAGAACAGCAAGAACGCTGGCGCGATCTACATCAAGTCCAAGGGTGACGGCGTGTACTTGGGCAAGGTCATGGGTGGTCGCCTCTTCACATCACGCGACTGCACCACAGAGGCCGCAGAACGCATCACAGCGGTCGCCAGCGACCCCAAGCAGGCCGCAGTAGCCTATGGCATGAAATTCGGCTCCTGCTCGGTCTGTGGTCGTCAATTGACCGACAGCGACAGCGTTGCCCGTGGCATTGGCCCCATCTGCGCTGAGAATTACGGTTTCTAAGGGAAAGTACCTAGAAAATAATTTTACAAGGGGGCTTGACACCTCCTTTGTTTAAGCTATAATTACACTATGCACCGAACTTCTCGGTGCTACAACAGCGAAGGAAAGCGAAATGAAAGTAGGAAAATCTTATTGGAGTGTTTCAGTTAGCCAAGACAAAGTCTGGAAAGAAGTGGCTTTGACCGAACCCCAAAATAACACTCGATCAAATGTAATGAGCAAGTGCAAATTGATAAGGGCTAATATCAAGTCGCAATTAAATGGCAAAACTGAATACGCCACAGAAATTGAAGCGCGCAAAGCATTTGCAAAATTGGATCAAGAGACTGCTAAGTATGTAGATGTTAACGAAAACTTCCCAGTCAATTTAGGTCTTGGCTGGTGTTAAAACAAACGGGGGCTTCGGCCCCCACTAAACCAAATCGAAAAGCGAAAGGAAAGCGAAATGAAAATCAATCAACTGGACTACACATTTGACAGCGTCGTGTCATTCGACAACGGCGAGACCACGCAGGATGTGGCTGTGGGTTATGACTACACCCCAGAGGAACTGAATTACCCCCATGCGCCTGACTACGCCGAGGAGTTCGAGGTGTTTGTGTTCGACGCTACAGGCAAGGACATCACGCTGGATGTGCCAGAGGAGGACTACCAGCTACTGGTCGAGGAGGCCAAGGCCGACTTCAAGCAAGTGGTCGAGGATGCCAACGCATACTAGGGAAAGCACCTAGAAAATATTTTTAGATATTTGTTGACGAGGTTTAATTTGGCCTTATATTTACACCACTGACACAGCAAACCTGCACAGTCAGCCAACAGAGAAGGAACAGCGAAATGAACACAGAAATCAAAAACGAATTGGTAACAGAATTCAAGGCCCAAATTATTTCCAGCGTGAAATTCCAATTCAACCGCCTGCATGAAATCTTTGGCCCAACATTCCGTGGCGTTTACAACAGCAAGTCTTACAGCCTCTGGACTTTGACAGTGCGCCCATGCACAAAGCGCCTCGGTAACCGCATGGATGACGAGATTGTTTTGTGCGAAGACAACATGAACGAATATGCCCAAGAGCAGGCCGAGTTGTTTGCAGACGAGGTGATCGCCAAGGTGAACGCCAAGGCTGGTGAGTTGACAGACAGCAAGGTACTTCGCGTCAGCGGCGCAAACTTCCGCATCACTGGCATGAAGGGCGACAAAAAAGTAATGATCGAGCAAAACCAGATCATCAACGTGTCAGTCAAGGGCAAGCTGTTCAACCAGTTCCCAGCCCGTATCTACGTTGACGGCAAATTCACATCAGCCGCCGCCTTCAAGAAAATCTAAACCAAGGGGCTTCGGCCCCCACTAGGGAAACTACCTAGAAAATATTTTGTCAACCTTATTGCAGGCCCGCACGTTTAAGTTACAATTACACCAACGACAGCAATCCCGCAGTCGTCTAACAGCGAAGGAATAGAGAAATGAACATCGAAGCATCAGCAAAACCAACAAAGTTCCCCAACATTGTCCGCCATGCGCCCGAAGGTTTTTACACCCGCAAGCCATCATGGACAGGCACTGGCAACAGCGGCAAAACATTTTTGATCCACAACAACGGTTGCTGGTATTACTCTTACGTCAACTTCAAAAAAACCTCACTCGGTTACAAGTTGGACGAAGTGTCCGAGTCATTGAAACAACTGTAAAACCAAATCAATAACCAACTGAAAGCGAGTCGCTTATGAAAGAAGAAATTGAAACAAGTATCCGCACCGAACATGGTGTGCGCGTGTCGGTCTCCGAGTGGGACGACGATGGTGCGTGGTTGCACTTGCAAGGCCGCAACTCAAACATGAGTACAGTGTTGACTCGTGCCGAGGCCCAGCAGTTGTTGGCTGGCCTGCAAGCCATCTTGGCAAAAGAGGTGACAGTATGAACAACATGAGCAACCTGTTTGACGAAGTAGAGGCCGAACTGATGAAGCAGTTCAAAGCCATCACCCCAGAGCAGTTGGCGGAGGACGAGCGCCGTCGGCAAGTTAAGCGTGAGTACGAGGCACTGCACACCCCCATCGAGACCGACGAAGACCGAGCCAACACCGACGAGTATCCAGAGGAGGTTGATGATGAACAAGCAGGAGATTGACGACATGATGAAAAACCTTCCAAGCCAGCAGGTGCAAGAAGAGACCTTGATTCAGAAGATCACAATTGGTATAATGTTCATACTGGTTTTGGTTTTGATGATGTGGGCACCAGACTTCATATTGAGTGAAGAGGAGTGCCTGCAACAAAGCCCTCGCGCAATCACAATTGGCTTGTGTAGCGAACCGAAAGCGAAATAAAACCGAGTCGGTTCTTGGCCTCAAAGGCCGAGGCCGACAACATCTTCTGGCCTTAGAGGTCGCTGATGTAGGTGAGACAAGGCAACTCCTTGATTGGTATTCCTATGCCTAAAGCAAGGACTGGCGAACCATAAGCGAATCGATTACACTGCGATCAATTCGACATTATGGGGAATATGGGTTATGCCAGAAACACCGAAGGGGCCAAAGAGGCCCGCAAAGAACGTAAGAGCGGCACAAGAGGCCGCAAAAGCAATTGGGAAGGCCAAGGTAGCCGCAAAGGCCACAAAGGCTCCTACGCCCGCTAAAACTGGCAGACCAACAAAGTACAACCAAGACACTGCTAACCTCATATGCATGATGCTAAGTGAGGGAATGAGCTTGAGACAAATACTGAAGGCTGACACAGTAGGGAAACTCCCAGCGCAGTCTACGGTTTATGAGTGGTTGATACGCCACCCTCTCTTTCAAGAGCAATACGCGCGCGCTCGTGAAGAGCAGGCTGACACCAACGCTGATGAAATCTTGGAGATTGCGGACGAGCATCCTCCTGAGTACACAGACGAGAAGGGCCGCACGAGTCTGGACGTTACCTACATCCAGTGGCAGAAGAACCGCATCGAGGCCCGTAAGTGGACAGCCGCCAAGCTACGGCCCAAGAAGTATGGCGACCGTGTGGCGGTGGAGGGCGTGGAAGGTGGTGCCGCCATCAAGACTGAGGACGCTACTGCTGACAAGTTCCTTGAGATCATTCGCAACATGGAGATGAAGAAACGTGCTGGCTGAGATGCTGGAAGACCCAGAGGTACAGGCGGAGTTCAACTCCTACCCTCTGCATGACCGCATTGCCAAGATTGCTCACGCCGCTTGGATAGAGCAGGCGCACCCTTACCAGATACCGCCAGACCTTGAGATTGATTACACGGTGTTTTTAATGTTGGCAGGCCGAGGTGCAGGCAAGACTCGGTCAGCGGCTGAAGCACTATGGTGGTGGGCATGGACGCACCCAGACACAATGAGCATTGTTCTGGCACCTACGAGCGGTGACTTGAAGTTCACCTGCTATGAAGGGCCGAGCGGCTTGCTCGCCTGCATCCCCAAAGAACTGGTGGTGGACTACAACAAGCAGGATCACTTGATCAAGCTGTCCAACGGCTCCAAGATCAGGGGTGTGTCAGCAGACTCGTATGACCGCCTGCGTGGTATCAACTCCAGCTTCTGTTGGTGTGATGAGTTGGCGGCATTTAATTATCTTGGCCCGAACGAGGCATGGGACAACATGATGTTAGGGTTGAGGATTAAACCAGACGACAAGCCCTACAGCCACCCTCGTGTGATCGTGACCACAACCCCGCGCCCAAAGGACTTGATCCTTGACCTAGTGGGTCGTGAGGGTGACGATGTGGTGGTCTCCCGCGCCAGCACATACGACAACGCCAAGAACCTCGACAAAGCCTTCCAGAAGCAGTTGGAGTCGTACAAGGGCAGTAAGCTGTACGAGCAGGAGGTGTTAGGTCAGATCGTTGACCTCGAAGATGGCAAGGTAGTCAACCGCGATATGTTCAAGCTGTGGCCTCACAGCAAGCCCTTTCCCAAGTTCGAGTACATCATCCAGTCCTATGATTGCGCCTTCAGCGACAAGGAGTACAACGACCCTACCGCCATGACCACATGGGGAATCTTCAAGCCCCTTGATGGCCCGATGTCCGTCCTGCTGATCGACTGCTGGGCAGAACACCTCACCTTCCCTCTGCTCAAGCCCAAAGTGATCGAGGAGTGGCGCGTGTCGTATGGTGAGGGCAAGCAGGCCAAGAGGCCAGACCTGATTCTCGTGGAGGACAAGGCCGCAGGCATATCGCTGATCCAAGAACTGCGGCAGATGCACTTGCCTGTGCGTGGGTATAACCCGGGCCGTGCGGACAAGATGCAACGCCTCCAGATCACCGCCAGCATCTTTACGACTGGCAGGGTGTGGTTGCCTGAGTCGTCCGTCCGCAAGGGCTATGTCAAGGACTGGTGCGAGGGCTTCCTGTCCCAGTTGTGTTCCTTCCCTGACTCAACGCATGACGACTATGTGGACAGCGCGACACAAGCGATTCGGTTATTGAAAGATATGGGGTGGCTCGACATCAATCCCGAACCAAGAGATAATGACGACGAAGACGACTATCTGGAATACACGCAACCGAAACGTGTCAACCCCTACTCGATATAACTATGGCTGACTTCCGCAAAATTGGCAAAGGCATAACTGGCGCTTTATCTAAGGCCAAGGAGATCGCCGCCGCCGAGCGTGAAGCTAACCTCCAGAGAATGCTAGACCCAAGCGCAGTGAAGATGCGCCTGTACCACGGCACGACCGCGACCGAGGGTGGCAAGGGCCAAGAGGCCATACGCCGCATTAAGCCTAGCAAGGAGGGCGCGTTAGGCTCTGGTGTATACATGACCCCTAACACCGCACACGCGAGCAGTTATACGGGCATCCCTAATGACGACGCGATTGAGGCCATGCGCGGCAGTGAGTATTACTCCAAGATGGCTGACCAGTTTATGGCTGACCGTGCGGCAGGCACGTTGCGTGAAGGGCAGGCAGGCGGCAATATGTTGCCAGTCTATGCCCAGATCAAGAACCCTCTGATCATTGGCAAGTCAGGCAGGCAGATTGATCCAGCCGCAGAAGCCCTGATCAACCTTGGCATGGACGAGGCGAGCGCCATCAAGCTAGTGGAGAAGGCGTTCGAGGAGAAGGGCAACATTGGCAAGCAGATTCAGAGCAGGGCGCAGGCTCAAGGCTATGACGGCATCATGCAGTATCGAGGCGACGACCTGAGTGAGGTGGTGTCTTACAACCCTAACGCAGTCAAGAGCGCCATCGGCAACCAAGGCACTTACGACATTTACAGTCCAGACTTGAGCAAAGCCAATGGTGGCGCAATCCACATGGAAGAGGGTGGAAGTTTTGTATTGGGTAAGCCAAAAAGTTTTACGGAAAGGCTTAGTGAAGCAGTTCCAAAGGCAATAAGAATACCCAAAGACCCATTAGCCATTATTCTTAATCACGGTTATGGCGCTTACAAAAATTACACAGGTAAAGACCCGCTAGGTGATTTCCAAAAAGAACTTGATCGCAAGATAAACCCTGAGACTGATACAGGTTCTGCGCCTGTCCAGCAGTTTGAAAAGTTGGCTGATGGTGGCAAGATTGTGAAGGGCGTGACTGGCGCATTGAACAAAGCCAAGTATTTGGCAAGCGAGGCCAAGCGATTGAAGATGGGCGAGGTACTGCCAAAGGAAGAGGCCGATGAAAACCTTCGCAAGATGCTTGACTCAAGCAAGATCAAAGAGAAGCTGTATCACGCAACGCCGAGCGACATCAAGTTCTTCAAGCCGGGTGGCCTCGATCCACGAGTCAGTGGCGAAGCAATTTGGCTATCCAACGATCCAACCAGAACACCCGCCGCCCACAACATCGGCTCCTACGACAACCCACGCCAAGGCGTAAACGTCATGCCCGTCCATGTGCAAGCCAAGAACCCAATGGTGCTTGACGACGAGACCATGCTCAAGTGGGCGCAAGAGGTGTATGGCGAAGGCAGTCGCGAGTTCCCCATGTTGATGCCTAAGAAGTGGCGCGAAGAGGTGATGAAGGATTACGATAGCATCGTGCTGGCTGATCCATACAAGCGCGGCGACTCACATGAGATCATTATGTTTGAGCCAGAGAAGATCAAATCAGCAATAGGTAACCGTGGGACGTACAACACAGACACGGCAGACATAACCAAATCGAAAGGCGGGGTGCTTCATATGGCAGACGCAGGAAAAGTAACCAAGGGAATAGTTGGTGCATTAACCAAAGCCAAAGAGATGGCAAAGGCCCGCAAGGCCACCGCAGAAGGTTCTAAGATTGAAGAGGTGCTGGCAAGCCAAACTCCTCCGATGACTACACCAAGCGGCACAGGTTTGCCACTCATGCCTCGCGACAATGGGATGTACACCCTGCGTGAGCAAAAAGACCTGCCCCGTATGCCAATGGTGGACAAGGCCCGCGCCGAGGGTAAGTCACCCAAGTACAACGAGCGTATGCAAGACTTGCTTGACAGCCCCAAGGCCAGACAGAAGGTGGACAAGTTGATCAACAAGGGCAAAGAGTTGAACGTGCAGGAGTGGTATGGCACTGAACCTCTACGTCAGGTCGCGTTAGACGCAGGCCGCACCCCAGAACAGTTTGAGTCACTGATGGCCCAGTTGGCAAGCGCCAGCCAGCGCAACCCAGTGGACAAGCAAAACCAGATGGGATCGTACCTGTACCACCTGAGTGAGTCGGGCCAACTGCCAGAGAACTCGCTCCTCTTGACCAACAAGCTCAAGAAGGCGCTCAAAGAAGACCCCTCACTTGCTGAAGGTCGCACACTCGTCGAGTTGCCCACAGGCTACGGATCGCTGGCGCAGGGTGACATCTTCAACCGCGCTGTGATGATTGGTCAGGGCAAGATCGGTGAAGCCCTGCCCCCAAACAAGAAGCTCGGCACGTTCTACGAGAACTTGCTTGGCAACCTAAAGCCCGTGACGGTGGATGTAAACGCACTGCGTGGCCCGATCATTGAGCAGGGTGACCCGCGCTGGTTGACCAGCAAGCTCGTGGAGAAGGACGACAAGGGCAAGATCATCAACAGCTACAAGCCTCGTGAGATGTACAACTCAGGGGAGATGTCGATGAGAGAAGCGCAACAGCGCCCCGGGTTCTGGGAGGCCGCGCCCTCTGGCTCCGAATACGCAGGCTTCGAGGAGTTGTGGCAACGTGGTGCCAAGCGCCACAACGTCGAGCCAGCAGAGGCGCAGGCTTTGGGTTGGTACGGCTCCGCTGATGTGACGGCGCTGAAGACTAAGCCAGAGAACTATGTGGACAACCTAGAGCGCCTGATCAAACGCACCGCCGAGCAGACTGGCAAGTCCGCCACTGAGGTGATGAACGACATGGTCACAGGCAATGGGTTCCTTCGCAAAGACGGTGGCAAAGTCGAGGAACCGCACTGGCACAACGTCTTCAACCGCAAGATGAAGGAAGGTGGCTACGCTTGGGTTGACAGCAAGCACATCCCCAAGGTTCGCTCGCTCAAGAATATGGCAAAGGGCGGCTCATCAGATGATCCTCCCTTTAGTGAATACATTAAAGATGTACCACAGGTCATAAAAGAAGCAACTCAAGAAGAAGCCGAGTCATACAAAAAACCTCGCGCTATTTCCGATGTGATCTACCGTGGTTTGGTTGCCAACAACCCTGTTAGCGCAGGCGTTGACATGGTAAACATGGGCCTAATGGGCGTAGATGCGGTGTCTGGCCTTATGGGAAAACCGACTCGGTTAGCGAGTGAAAAGCCATTCGCTGGTTCCGAACACGTTAAAGACCTGATGAAGAAGTACGGCGTGACCACTGAAGAGGAGCGTCCAATCTCTGAGACTCTGCTTGGCATTACATCGCCCACGGCAATTCTCAAGGGCGCAAAAGAAATACCAAAATTACTTGGCAAAGCAGGCGACGCTATCAAGGGTGGCTTGCCAAAGAACCTGCCTGTGGGCATGAGCATCGAGATTGTTGGCGACTTGACTCCCAAAGAGCAGGCGCTTGCCAAAATGCGCGAGATGCGCCCAGACTTAAAAGCCACTTCTGATTTACAAAAGAAGTACGATGCTGAGATGGATAGCAAGTACACCCGTGATATGCCTACGTTCGAGCAGTGGAAAGCCAAGCAGAACGCTAAGAAGGCTCACGGCGGTTTAACCTTGATGAGATAACTATGGCAACACAATTTCCAATTGATCCAAACGCCGAGCGATTTATCGACGGCTTGAAGATGACCGACGATGGTGGTGCTGTTGCTGACCTGCCTGATGAAGAGGGACTCGATGTAGAGGAGCTTGACGACGGCTCGGCAATCGTTAACTTGCAAGACTTCAAAGGCCCAACAGAAGACGCAGACTTTTACTCCAACCTCGCGGAGACCATGAACCTCTATGACATGGAGAAGATTGGAATGCGTTACCTTGACCTGATTGAGAAGGACAAGGAGGCTCGCGAGAAGAGGGACAAACAATACGAAGAGGGACTGAAGCGGACGGGCTTGGGGGATGATGCCCCGGGCGGTGCGAACTTTTTCGGAGCCAGCAAAGTCGTTCACCCTATCATGGCTGAAGCCTGCGTGGACTTTGCCTCCCGCGCAATCAAAGAGATGTTCCCCCCAGACGGCCCCGTCCGCACCAAGGTGCTTGGCGAGGTGACTGAGGAGAAGACCAACGTCGCAGAGCGCAAGCGCGACTACATGAACTGGCAGTTGACTGAGCAGATCGAGGAGTTCCGCGACGAGCAAGAACAGTTGTTGACGCAGTTGCCTTTGGGTGGCTCCCAGTTTATGAAGATTTGGTACGACGAATCCAAGCGCCGCCCCTGCGCTGAGTTTGTGCCTATCGACAACATGATCCTGCCCTTTTCTGCTGTGAACTTCTACACCGCCCAGCGCGTGACTGAACAGCAAGACATCACTGGCTGGGAAATGCAACAGCGCATTGACCGTGGCCTGTACCGCGACATCAGCTTTATTCGCGCAACGGACGAGCCAGAGCAGACCAAAGCTGAGAAGGCCAACGATAAGATTGAAGGCAAAGAATACAACGACAACGAAGATGGCCTGCGCCGTGTATTCCACATCTACACTTGGCTGAACATTGACGACGACACAGTGACGGAAGGCGAGACCGCGCCCTACATCCTGATGATCGATGAGCTTGAGAGCAAAGTGCTTGGCATCTACCGTAACTGGGAAGAGGGCGACAGCACCATGACCAAGCTCGACTGGTTGGTTGAGTTTAAATTCATCCCTTGGAGGGGCGCGTATGCCATCGGGCTACCTCACCTCATCGGAGGTCTCTCCGCCGCCTTGACGGGCGCATTACGGGCCTTGCTGGATACTGCTCACATCAACAACTCCGCCACAATGTTGAAGTTGAAGGGTGCGCGTATCTCTGGCGCAAGTCAGCAGATAGAAGTCACGCAGGTCACTGAGATTGAATCCGCCGTTGGTGTGGACGACATCCGCAAAATTGCGATGCCCATGCCCTTCAACCCACCTAGCCCTGTGCTGTTTGAGTTGCTAGGCTGGATCACCACTGCCGCCAAAGGCGTTGTGACAACAGCGGAAGAGAAGATTGCGGATGCCAACAGCAATATGCCAGTGGGCACCACGCAGGCGTTGATCGAGCAGGGAGCCGCAGTGTTCTCCGCCATTCACGCCCGCCTGCATGAAAGCCAGCGCCGTGTGTTGCAGGTGATCGGTCGTTTGAACCGCTGGTATTTGGACGAGCAAAAACGTGGCGATGTGGTTGCTGACCTTGAGATCAAGCGCGAAGACTTCAAACGCAACAGCGATGTGATCCCTGTCTCTGACCCTCACATCTTCTCCGAGACTCAGCGTATTGCCCAGATGCAATCTGTGTTGCAGATGTCTGCACAGTTCCCTGCACTCTTTGACCAACGCGCTGTTGTAAATCGAATGCTCAAGCAGTTGAAGGTTCCAAACGTCAACGAGTTGATTCCTAACGCAAGCAAGCCTATTGAGATGAATGCCGCAGACGAAAACTCTGCAATGGCATTAGGTCGTCCAGCGTTTGCATACCCCCGTCAGGATCACTTGGCGCACATCCAAACGCACATGAACTTTGCGCTTGACCCCACCTTGGGATCAAACAAGCTCATGGCCCCCAAGTTCATCCCGAACGCATTGGAGCATATCAAGCAACATATGCTGTTGTGGTACACGCAGAACATGAGCAAATACGTCCAAGGCAATGGCGATGTGGACTTTGGCAAATACGAAGACAGCAAGTTGGTCAAAGAGATCGACAACGCTATCTCGTTGGCCTCTGGTCACATGAAGATTGACTCGCAAGAGGTGTTTGCTGGTTTGTTGCCTGCATTGGAGCAGTTAGGCCAGATGATGCAACAGTTCAAACCACCACCACCACCGATGGATGGCGAAGCGCAGGCCGTGTTGCAGGCTTCTATGGCAGAGACCCAGCGTCGCGCCGCAGAGGATCAAGCACGACTTGCCTTCGACACCCAGAAGTTCCAAGCCGAGATGAAGGCAAAGCAGGAGGCAGAGCAGATCAAAGTGGCTATGAACGCCGAAAACAATCTGACTACCGAGCGCATTAAGACCGCAGAGTTGACCGTAGACGAGGTCAAGCTACGGCAGGAGCAAGAGAAAACTGCTGTGAAACTTAACCAAGAAACCCAACGTAACTTAGGAGATTGAAATGGCTACTACTGACAAAGAGCAACAAGATGAAACTGTAAAACAGCACACCCGCATGGCGGCTGGCGCTTGGGTAACAGGAAGCGAATTAAAAGAGAAGGGCACGGCAACGATGCCAAAAGCCAACAGCGACCACGGGAATTTCTCCCAAAACAAGGGCGTTGACAAGAAAAACGCATGAGGTATACCTCCGACTTCATCGGCGCTGTAAAAGCGCGTAAAGAAGCTATTACGCAGAGTTTGGCAGTGGGTAACGCCTCTGACTACCCTGCGTATCAGCGACTGGTCGGACATATCGCTGGACTTGAAGAAGCCCTTGTCATTCTTGATAACCTTTTAAAGGAAGAAGACGATGACAGATAGCACGGTGGCTGGTAATTCAGCCGATTTGCGGGAAGCCTTTCCTGCTGTAGACCCCGGAGCGAAACCCCTTGGCGCACGAGTTTTAGTACAACTGCGTCGAACAAAGAAGACGGTAACTGCAAGCGGGATTGTTCTGGTCTCAGAGACCAGAGAAACCGAGAAGTGGCAAAACATGGTCGCGAAAGTGATCGAGATCGGCCCATTGGCGTTTAAGAAGCGCGACACAATGGAACCGTGGCCCGAAGGTTCATGGTGTGAAGTTGGTGATTATCTTCGCGTCCCTAAGTGGGGCGGTGATCGTTGGGAGGTTCCAGTCCCTGACGCAGAACAAGATGATGACCCAGCGTTGTTTATGGTTCTAAACGACCATGAAATCATCGCAAAACTTACTGGTGACCCCCTTGCAATGAAGGCATTCATATGAGTACCGAAACAGAACAAGAAGTAATCGTCATCCAAGAGGAGAAAGACGGCTCCGCGACGATTGACTTACCCGCAAGCATCCCTTCGCCTGATGCAAATCACGAAGAGGACTCCGAAGAGGCTGATGAAGCCGCTAGACGGGCCGAAATGGCCTCTGGTGGTGAAGTAGACGCTGACGCTGAAGCCCTAAGAGAGCAGAAACGCCTCAAAAGACTCAAGCGCAAGGAGTACCACAAGGCTGTCTCAACCGAAAAAGACCACAAACTGGACTTTTTAAGCCGCCAAAACCAAGAATTGCTCGAAAGACTGTCGGTTTTGGAGAAAAAGTCGCATGGAAGTGACCTTGCTCGCCTCAATAAGGCGATGGAAGACCAGCACAACCGTATTTTGTTTGCAAAACAGAAGATTTCAGAGGCAACTAGCACTGGCAACGGTGAATTGCTGACTTCTGCACAGGAAATGTGGTTTGAAGCCCGCCGCCAGTTTGAGGCATTGGACGCAGTCAAGAAAAAAGCGACTGCCCAGCCCCGCCAGCGGACTATTCAAGCCCCTGATCCTCAATTGCAAAAACACGCATCCTCTTGGATGGAAAACAATCAGTGGTACGACCCTAATGGTCGCGACGCTGATTCAAGAGTTGCGCTAACGATTGACCAAGCAATGGCTGAAGAGGGTTGGAACCCCAAAACTCCTCAATATTGGGAGGAGCTTGACAGCCGCTTGCAAAAGTATCTACCTCACAGGTATACTGGAGAGGCAGACGAGAGACCATCTCAAAAGCGCCCAAGAAACTTTGTGACTGGGTCAGGCCGCGAAAGTGCGTCGAGTAGTGCGATTGGCAAAAATCAGTTTGCGTTAACACGCGAACAGGTCAGCGCAATGAAAGATGCTGGAATGTGGGATGACCCCGATAAACGCGCAAAAATGATTCGTCGTTATGCGCTTGAAGCTAAACAACTTAGGAGCTAAAAATGGATTCTCGTTTAAAAAAATCATTGTCTGCTGGTGGACGCGAAAGCCGCGCGAGTCTTGACTCTAGTCGAGAGGCACCAGAACAGCAGTTCGTGTCAGCCGAAGAACGTCGCAAGATGTGGAAGGACGAATGGACACAAAGCGCATTGCCTGCTATTCCCGAAATCAAGGGATGGCACCTTTGCTGGTTATCGACCACGAATAGTTATGACAGCATCGACAAGCGTATTCGTCTAGGTTACGTCCCTGTGAAAGCAGAGGAAGTCCCCGGGATGGATGGCAACAAAGTCAAAGCTGGGGAACACGTTGGATTTATTGCGTGTAATGAGATGCTCTTGTACAAAATTCCAATGGAAATGTATCAAGATGTCATGGCTCATTTTCACCATGAAGCGCCACTTGAAGATGCGAACAAGATTCGCCTTCAGGCAGAGCAGGTTCAGGGTCGCGATAGTTCTGGCAAGCCGTTAGGCCGTGTCGAAGGCGAAGGGTTGGATTATATTGATAAACCGATGCCAACACCTGTTTTTTAATAAAACAAGTTGGTTTTTGTAAACTGATCATAGGAGAGACAAATGTCTTCACTCAATCAGCCGTTCGGTCTGCGTCCTTCGTACCACCCCACTGGGTTGGATCGTGCGGTCGCACTCGCTGGCGGCATCGCCTCTGGTTACAGCACTGGTATTTTGAAAGGCCAGCCTGTAGCCCTTAACACGAGCGGAAATATCATCGCCGCAACTGCTGGTAGCGCCTATCAAGGTGCTTTCGCTGGTTGCGAGTGGACTGATACCACTGGTCGTCGTCAAATCAGCAACCAATGGACTGCAAACACTGCATACCAAACTGGTTCTAATGTGACTTACTACTACTCTGACCCCAATATCGTTTACGACATTCAGGCAGATGGTAGCTTGGCACAAACCTCCATTGGAGATCAAGCAAACTTTACAAACATCACTGCTGGTTCAACAACCACAGGTTTGTCTCAATGCACAATCTCTACTTCGTTGGCAGGTTCTAGTGCAGTTGGTGATATGCGTATCATCGGCTTGACTCCTGCCGTTGACAACGCTTGGGGCGATGCTTACACAGTTGTGCAAGTACAAGTCTCTCGCAGTCAATACGTCGCAACCATTAACGCCATCTAAGGAGTCCAATCATGGCCGCACCAATGCGAAGTACGGACTTTAGAAGCATCGTTGAGCCTATCCTCAATGAATGCTTCGATGGAGTCTATGATCAACGTACCGATGAATGGTCACGAATTTTCCGTGAACAAGAAGGTATTCCCCGTAACTACCACGAAGAGCCAGTCCTTTATGGATTTGGTGCCGCACCTCAACTGCCTGACGGAACTCCTGTTTCGTATCAGCAGGGTGGTGTTCTCTTCTTGCAACGCTATGTGTACAACGTGTATGGCCTCGCCTTCGCATTGACCAAAGTGTTGGTTGAAGATGGCGACCATATCCGTATCGGTCAAGTTTACGCAAAGCACTTGGCTCAATCTCTGATTGAAACCAAAGAGACTTTGTCTGCAAACGTGTTGAACCGCGCCTTCAACAGCGCGTACCCCGGCGGTGACGGCGTGGCACTTAACAGTGCTTCACACCCCATCGTGAACGGTACATTTAGCAACTTGTTGGCTACATCTGCAAACTTGTCTCAAACATCGCTTGAGCAAATGTTGATTCAGATTCGCCAAGCAGTGGACAACAACCAGAAGAAGATTCGCTTGGTTCCCCGCCAATTGGTGGTGGCCCCGGGCAACGTCTTCCAAGCTGAAGTGTTGCTCAAGTCTGTCTTGCGTTCTGGCACCGCTAACAACGACCTCAACCCTGTCAAGTCAATTGGCTTGCTGGACGAAGGTGCCGCTGTTATCAGCCGTTTGACTTCATCTACCGCATGGTGGGTGCAGACTGACGCTCCTGAAGGCATGAAGTTGCTGATGCGTCGCAAGTTGGAGAAGACGATGGAAGGCGATTTTGAAACTGACTCTATGCGCTACAAAGCGACAGAGCGTTATCAAGTTGGCTTCACTGATCCTCGTGCGATGTACGGCACACCCGGCGTCTAAACGCCAAGCAGGGGCGGGGATAACACCCTGCCCCTTTTTTTAATGTTTGGTCAAACTTTTCAAGGAGCAGACCATGCCCCAATTTTCAGATGATCTTTTTCTAGGCTCCGCCATTACCTATCAAGGTATGGATGCCTATCCTGCTGTTGCGACTTTCACGGGTTCAATTTCTACCACTACACTAACCGTCACCGCTATGCTGTCTGGTGATCCAATTACTGTTGGTATGTTTATTGACAGTTCAACGTCACTCACCAATGGAACTTACATTACCGCTTTTGGTACAGGTTCTGGCGGTACAGGTACTTACACGGTCAGTGCCTCACAAACTGTAGCAAGCGCTACGATCATTGGTTCTGGTAATGCTTTGTTGCAAAACCCATCTCCCATGAGCGTAGGTGTTGGCCCACTGGGTCGTGTTTATATTTGGGACGCTGTACCACAAGCAAAATTGACAACCAACATTGTTGCCGCTGTCATCACAACTGCTACCACGCTTACGCTTGCCGCAGGTGCAGGTGTGACATCCACAACCATAACTGGTGGTGGTACGGGTTTGCAACTTGACTGCCCTCGTGCGGTTTCCACAACCACAGGCGCGGGTACTCCGACTTCTGTCAACATTACTGTTTCTGGTTACGACTACTACGGTCAAGCCATGAGCGAGGTAATTGCAACAGGAACAGTAGCTTCAACTACTGTAAACGGTAAAAAAGCCTTCTACCAAATTGCCAGTGTTACTGCTTCTGGTGCAAGTGTTGTAACCGTTGCGGTAGGTACAACCGACATCTTGGGTGCGCCATTGCGTATCACTGATAGAGGCTACGTCACCCGTGCGGGCTGGGACAATACTTTGGCTGAAGATGGTGGAACTATGACTGTTGCCGCTACCGCCACAGCTACCACCACAACTGGTGATGTAAGGGGTACTTACTTGCCATCTTCGGCGGCAGACGGTATCAAGCGCCTTGTGATGGGAATAGCCCTGCCAGCAATTGCGGCAGGCCCGAATGCAACCCGTGTTGGCGCGTTTGGCGTCACACAAGCATAAGGAGAGCGACATGGGTCAATTCAAACCGATGGTCAAGATGGAGACCACTGAGCCTTCAGTCATACTGAAACTCAAAAAAGGCGGTCATGTAAACATGAAAAAGGGTGGCAAGGCGGAAGCTGGTCACAAGAAGATGGCTGACGGTGGTGGTGCTATGGGCGCTTTGATGGGCACCCCAGCACTGGTTGGTCGTCCTGCGGTGAACGCTCCCGTGCAGTCCCCCGGCAAGCCTTCGATGGCCTCACGCCGCAAGGCAATGATGGCTAAGAAGCCCGCTATGGGCATGGGCACCCCTTCTGGCCCCGCAATGCCTGCTGGCAATCCAGCAATGCCTGCAATGAAAAAAGGCGGCAAGATGGCGGAAGGCGGCAAGTCTGACAAAGCTCAAGACAAAGCCATGATCAAGAAGGCTTTTAAGCAACACGATATGCAAGAGCATATGGGCGGCAAAGGCACTTCATTGAAACTCAAAAAGGGCGGCATGAAGAAGTACGCTTCTGGTGGTGCTATTCCTTCCGAGACAACTTCTGGTTCTTACGACACCACGTTGATGCACCAAGCCAAGAAAGACACTGCCAGCGGTACTGGCGGCGTAAAACTAGGCAACGCTGGTGGATTTAAAAAGGGCGGCAAGGCTTTGAAGATGGCAACGGGTGGAGCAATCCCATCTGAGACAACCTCTGGCAATTACGACACTACTTTGATGCATCAGGCCGCGCCTGATAACTCTAGGGCCGTAACGGGCGGCGTTCGATATGGAAATGCTGGCGGTTTTAAAACTGGCGGCGTGACTGAATCTAACGGCGGTGGTTATCGCAAAGGCGGTGCCGCAAAAAAGTTTGCTGATGGGGGGAAAGTGCAAGACGACGGTGGCCCTGAGAAGATGCCACAAGGTCGTAAGCCTGCCTCCCAGCCAGTAGAGATCAATATGCTCTCTGGCGCTTTTAAAAATGGCGGTAAAGTGGCCCCGGGGAACAAGGCGCTCCAAGCCAGTTTTAACAAGACCAACGCTCCTGCAATGCGTGAAGCAAAAGCAAAGAGTGTTGAGGCTTACGCCCCAATGGGTTCCGTAGTTCGCAAGAACAGAGGCGGGATGTGCTGAAATAAGGTAGGGGCTTCGGCCCCTGCTTTTTATTGGAGATAACTATGGCTGATGCAGTCGCAAGTCAAACGCTCATGGACGGTGAGCGCGTTGCAATTATGAAATTTACAAACACCAGTGATGGCACTGGTGAGACCAATGTGGTTAAAGTCAATCCTGCGTCGCTGACCCCTTCGGGTTCTGGCGGTGCTTGCGACCGCGTCACGATTACAAAAGTCACTGGGTTGACGCACGGCATGGAAGTGCAGTTGAAGTGGAAGGCAACTACGCCTGTGGTTATTGAAACGATCCCACAGAACAACTCGTACACGCAAGACTACAGCAAAATTGGCGGATTGACCAACAATGCAGGCACTGGCGTGGATGGCGCAATTACATTCACCACTTTGGATGCAAGTGCTGGCGATACTTACACTGTAGTGCTTGAAATGGTCAAGCATTATGTAAATCCGCTAGGTTAATCATGCCAAGCAAATCACCTTCCCAACATCGTTTGATGGAGGCGGTCGCACATAACCCTGCGTTCGCCAAAAAGGTGGGTATTCCCCAAAAAGTTGGCAAAGAGTTTGCTCGTGCTGATGAGGGGAAAAAACTTAAAGGAGGCGGTCTATATGACAACATCAATGCAAAACGTCAAAGAATCGCTGAAGGTTCTGGCGAAAAAATGCGCCGAGTGGGTAGCAAAGGTGCGCCAACGGCTGAAGCCTTCCGAGAGTCAGCAAAAACCGCCAAATTAAAAGATGGCGGGCCAAGTCTTGCTGTTGGACGGGGTGAAAAATTATCCGTTGAAAAGGGCGCAGGGCTTACGCAAAAGGGCAGAGACAAATACAATAGAGAGACTGGTTCTCACTTGAAAGCTCCACAGCCTCAAGGCGGTGCCCGTAAGGATTCATTTTGTGCCCGCATGAGCGGGGTGGTTGAACATTCAAAAGGGGACGCTCCACGCGCCAAAGCATCGCTGAAGCGGTGGGACTGCCCCGGCTGGTAAGGACACATAACATGGCGTTTTCTGGAACCGTAGGACAGACCGTCATCAATGTACAGACATTGATTGATCACGGCGCTAGACGCTGTGGAAAGCTCGCCGAAGAGTTAACTTCTGAGCAGGTGCTGTCAGCCCGACAATCGCTGTACTTCTTGCTTTCCAATCTTGGAAACCGAGGTATTCAGTTTTGGACAATCACCAAGAAGGTTCTTGGTTCACAGATAGACAACTACCTTTACACCCTTCCAAAAGGCACAATTGACCTCTGGAACGTGCTGTATCGCACAATGGCGCGCCCCAATGGCGCATACACCAGTTCTGCTGGCGGAACCGTTGCAAACGTATATGACGGTGATACACAGACGATTTGCACCCAAACGTCCGCTGATGGCAACATTTCCGTCAATTACGGCACATCCAACCCAATTTATATTGGCTCCATTGGATTCTTGCCTGCTTCGACTGGCTCGTGGTCAATCATTTATGAATACTCAATAGACGGCACAACTTGGGCCACTTTGGTTGATCTTGGCACCATTGATGTGGTCAACAACACTTGGGTGTGGACTGACATTGAGGCTGGTCAAACGGTCGCTTTTTACCGCATTCGCGCCTACAACACGACAACCCTGTCGTTGCGTGAGTTGTACTTTGGGAACAACTCGCTTGAGGTTCAGATGTCTCCACTGAACCGCGACGACTACACCAACCTGCCAAACAAGAACTTTACAGCAAACCAACCTTATCAATATTGGTTTGACCGCACTATTCCCCAGCCATCGATTTATGTGTGGCCTACGCCATCAACTGCTTTTGTGCAGATCGTTTGCTGGTACTCGCGTCAAATTGAAGACGTTGGATCACTCACTGATGAGCTTGAGATTCCCCAGCGTTGGTATGAGGCTGTGCAGATGATGCTTGCCCACCGCATGGCGCTTGAGTTGCCACAGGTTGCAATGGATCGTGTTGGCTATCTTGAAAAGATGGCGGATAAGTTTTTGGCAGATGCTGAAGCTGAAGAGCGGGATCGTTCACCAATTTACTGGGCACCGAATATTTCGGTGTATACGGCCTAATGCCAATCTTTTTAGACACAACGGGGCTAACGTCCCTTGCCATCGGGGTTTGCGACCGATGCAAGATGAAACGCGCCTTTGTGACGCTGGGGCCAGACCCCAACTTCCCCGGGTTACGAGTCTGCGACCAAGGATGCAGGGATCAGTTTGACCCCTACCGCCTCGCCGCCCGTAAGACGGAACGTATTAACCTGCGGTTTGCGCGTCCTGACACGCCTATCGGTGCTGGCGACAACTATCTGATGACTGGCAGTCAATCAATGGATGGCTCAAGCCAATTCCAGATTTCGACCGAACAAAACACTCAGACTCCTACAAACACGGGGAACAAGGACACCATTGCGCCGAACCCCCCAGACAATACGAGTACCTAAATGTCCGCACAAGTAACCATACTCCAACTCCCAACCGCTGGTGCTATTACAGGTACTGAGGCGGTTCCGATTGTCCAAAATGGGGTGACCGTACAAACTACGACTGCGGCGCTTGCTGGCTCACCCGTTCAGACCTACACCTATTTGACGGTCACACAGACCCCTCAACTTGCAAACAGTCGCTATGTTGGCGCAACCAATGGTTTGGTAACCACCGACGGCGGAGCGCAGGGAGTCTTCAATATAAGCACCACAGGCGCTTTATTGTCTTTGGTGAACTCTGGTACTGGGTTTCAGGTTAAAACGTCTTCTACAGCCATTACAGGGCGTTCTATCGCTGTTTCTGGCAATGGGTTGTCAATTACAAACGGTTCTGGCATATCTGGCGACCCGACCATCGCTTTGAGTGGTCAAGTGTTGAATTTTGCCAATGCCAGTTTTAATGGACTTGTGGTGCTTTCGACTGGTGGCGCTATCACTTCTGCGACCATTACGGGAACTGCAAGCCAAATTAGCGTTGCAAACGGAACTGGGGTAAGCGGTAATCCAACAATTTCTTTGGCGGATAACCCTGTGTTGCCCGGTCTTGAGAGCGTCACCGTACCAATTGGCGCTACGGGTTCGCGCCCATCTTCTGCTGTAAATGGTATGTTGCGCTACAACACCACCCTTGCCGTCTTTGAAGGCTACGCAAACGGCGTATGGGGTGCAATTACAACGGGTTCAGGTGTTACCTCTGTTGGTACTGGCACAGGTCTGACGGGTGGGCCAATCACCACCACTGGCACGATTTCTATTGCCAACACGACCGTTGTTGCTGGTACTTACGGCAGTTCAACCAATGTGGGTCAGTTCACGGTCAACGCGCAAGGTCAACTGACTTTTGCTGGGGATGTGGCTATCAGCGCCGCTTCTATTGGCGCAGTGACTACCATCCTTGGTACGGCAAACGAAATAACCGCAACGGGTACATCGACTGTCACATTGTCTTTGCCCGTGGCTTTGACTTTTTCTGGCAAAACAGTAACGGGTGGCACGTTCAACATGACAGCGGCAACCGTTGGGGCAGACACTGTTGCTACCCTGACCGCAAATCAGACGCTCACAAACAAGACCATCAGCGGCGCAAGCAACACGCTGACCAACATCGCTAACGCATCGCTGACCAATTCGTCTGTGACGGTTGGAACAACGGCAATTGCCTTGGGCGCATCAAGTCTTACCTTGGGCGGTCTGACTTCTGTTGCTGTAACTCAAGACCCCGTGTCTGCATTGCAATTGGCTACCAAGCAGTATGTTGATTCAGTAGCGCAAGGATTAGACCCAAAAGCATCTTGCGTGGCGGCAACAACGGCAAACATTACGTTGTCTGGAACGCAGACGATTGATGGGGTGGCGTTGATTGCTGGAGATAGGTGCTTGGTTAAAGACCAGACATTGAGCCAGAACAATGGAATTTACTTGGTTGCGGCGGGCGCATGGACTCGTGCAACGGATATGGACACTTGGGCGGAAGTCCCCGGCGCATTCACCTTTATCGAGCAAGGAACCCTATACGCTGACACTGGTTGGGTTTGTACTTCAAACGCAGGCGGTACTTTGGGTACGACTCCCATCACTTGGGTTCAATTTGCTGGTGTAGGCTCTTACACCGCAGGCACGGGACTGACCCTCACGGGTACGCAGTTCAGCATTACCAATACGGCTGTCACAGCGGCTTCGTATGGCTCTGCAACTCAAGTGGGTACGTTTACGGTCAATGCACAGGGTCAATTGACTTTGGCGGGCAATACTACGGTGACTCCAGCGGTCGGCTCCATCACTGGGTTGGGTACTGGGGTTGCGACTGCTTTAGCGGTCAACGTAGGCTCTGCTGGTGCTTTTGTGACGTTCAATGGGGCTTTGGGTACACCAAGTAGTGGTACGGTTACAAACTTGACTGGTACTGCATCGATTAACATTAACGGAACTGTTGGTGCTACAACACCTACGACGGGCGCATTTACTACTGTAGCCGCGACAACGGTAACCGCAACAACTGGCATCTTCGGAGGAACTTTTTAATGTCTCAAGCAGGCTACACCCCAATATCTCTCTACTACAGCACCACTGCGGCGGCAACACCGTCTGCTGGAAATCTTGTTGCTGGCGAGTTAGCACTCAATACAGTTGATGAAAAGTTGTACTTTAAGAACTCTGCTGGTACGGTGAAGTTGTTGGCATCAAACGCCACCTCTGCGCCAGTTTTATCATTCCAAACTTCTTTGGGTGGTCTGACCCCATCTACGGCTACAACAGGCGTGGTGACGCTTGCAGGCACGTTAAATACAACCTCTGGCGGTACTGGTCTGACATCATTCACAGCGGGTGATGTCCCCTACTATGCGGCTGGTTCAGTGTTGTCCAAACTTGCCATTGGTACAGCGGGTCAATTCTTAACCTCTACTGGTACTGCACCCCAGTGGTCTACATTGTCTGGCGTGGCGGTCACGACTTTCAGTGCTGGTACAACAGGCTTCACCCCCTCTTCCGCTACATCAGGTGCAGTCACATTGGCTGGAACTTTGGCAACAACCAACGGTGGCACAGGCTTAACATCATTCACATCAGGTGGTGTGGTTTACGCTTCTAGTACAAGTGCATTGACCACTGGGTCTGCGCTTACTTTTGATGGAACAAATTTTTCCACAACTGGTTCTGCTACTGCAACACGATTTATCCCAAGTGGTTCAACTGTTGCAACCAATGGTATGTACTTGCCAGCGGCTAACTCGTTAGGATTTAGTACAAATAGCACAGAAGGTATGCGCCTCACAAGCGCAGGCAAACTTGGAATTGGCCTAACAAGTCCCGCCTCTATGCTTGATGTATCTGGCGCGGCAAATGCAGGCGACCCTGCACTTCCAAACCAAATTCGTATTCAATCTACTGAGGCTTACAACCTTACGCCTACGTCTGGAATTCTGTTTGTAAACAAATACAACACAGGAGGCAGTATTGCGGGAATGGGTGGTATTTCTGTTTACAAAGAAAACACAACAGACGGAGACTACGCAGGCGCACTTGGTTTGTTTACTCGACCTAATGCGGGAAGCATTACAAAAGTAGCCACTATTAGTTCATCAGGCAATCTAGGCTTGGGAGTTACTCCGAGTGCTTGGACAAGTGCAACAGGTTTTCAAGTTCAATACGCCACAGTAGAAGGAAGGTCTTCTCTTTCGTCTTTTGCTGAATATGGCGCCAATTCATACTCCCAAGCAGGGACAAGAAAATATATTGCTTCTGATTTTGCAAGCAGATACACACAATATCAAAGTATTCACTCTTGGCACACAGCCGCATCAGGCACAGCAGGAAACGCTATCACCTTTACTCAGGCAATGACTCTGGATGCAAGTGGAAATTTGATGGTTGGGACAACATCTGCGGCAGGTGTTTTAACAGTTGTGGGTGCAAATAGTTCTGATGGCCCAACGGCAAAATACATTGCTAACATAAGAAACTCAGGCGCACAAACTTCTGGAGTTGGTGCGGGTATTGCATTTACTCAGACGATGAGTTCTTTCAATGCAACGCTTGCTACTATTCAAGGCATTAAAGAAAATGCTACTTCAGACAACTACGCTAGTGCGCTGTCTTTCTACACTCGTGCGAATGGTGCTGATTTAACAGAACGAGTCAGAATAGACTCTAGCGGTACATTCATTCTCAAGAACGACTACCAAGAACAGACATTCACTGCAAACAGTTCTACAGCCATCACGCTGAACATCGTAACCAACGGTACTGACCAAGTCATTACGCTGACAGGAACTGCGACAATCACAATGCCAACTGCTACGGCAGGCAAGTCGTTCTTGTTGAAGTTAAAGACTGGTGCAGGTGGTTACACGGTGACATGGACAACGGTGAAGTGGCCTAGCGGCACTGCCCCAACCCTTACAAGCACCGCATCCAGAATGGACATCTTTAGTTTCTTCAGCGATGGCACAAACTGGTACGGAACTACTGTTGGTCAAAACTACACACCATAAGGACTGAACTATGTTTGCGGCAGGAAAAACAGCAGGTGCGTCATCGGGTAGCACAATAGACGCTCAGTTCAACTATGTCACTATGCTTTTGCACGGCGATGGAACTAATGGCGCACAGAATAATACATTTATTGACTCATCATCAACTGGCGCTACTGTTACCCGTAGTGGCGCTACAACCCAAGGTTCTTTCTCACCTTATGGGTCTAATTGGTCAAATTATATTGATGGTAGTAGTTATTTAGCCATTTCAAATGGAGGAGGTTCTGCGCTTGATATGGGAACTGGAAACTGCACTATTGAAATGTGGGTTAATCCTGATACTCAAACAACAAGTTTTCCATCAATGTTTGCCCCATCATCTGCTTGGTCTACGGGTACTTTTTATATTCGTTATTCAAATACAGCATACTCAAATAAATTTGGAATTTTTTGGAATTCTGTTGGCGATCCATTTTTTTCATCAACTAATACCTATCCATCAAATGCTTGGTATCATGTTGCGCTTGTAAGAAATGGAACTACTTTTACTTTATATGTAAATGGTGTTGCTGATGGAACTGGAACATCATCTGCGTCATTAAATCTTGCTATTGGTGGTAGTGTATGGCTTGGTAATAATGGAAGTGCGTCTTGTAACTTTAAAGGATATTTATCTAATGTGCGAGTTGTTAAAGGCACAGCAGTTTACACATCTAATTTTACGCCTAGCACAACACCATTAACTGCAATATCAGGCACAAGCCTTTTAACTTGCCAAAGCAATCGTTTTATTGATACCAGCGCAAGCCCACTTACCATTACAACAAGCGGCACACCAAGCGTTCAACGCTTCAACCCATTTGGTGCTTCTACCGCCTACTCCACAAGCGTGATTGGTGGGTCAGGGTACTTTGACGGGTCATCCCAATTAAGTTTTTCAACAAATGCGGGTTATGCTTTTGGCACGGGAGATTTTACTGCTGAGTGTTTTTATTACGCCACCTCAAACCCCGGCTACCGTTCGCTGATAGAAACAAGGGCTTCAAACGGAACTAGCAATGGATGGGCATTAGCCGCTGACTCTGGCGGCACTATGTATGTTTATGCCGCTGGTTTTATTCTTACAGGCATTTCTGTTGTTTTAAATACTTGGAATCATGTTGCGTTTACTAGAAGTGGTTCAACTCAATACTTATTTTTAAACGGTGTATTAGTTTCATCAACTGCCACAGCAAGAACTTACAGCGATACTAATTTAGGCGTTGGTGGAGTTGCTTACACCACGGGTGAATATTGGACAGGCTATCTTTCAAATGTGCGTTTGATTAAAGGGACTTGCCTTTACACAACTACATTTACACCCCCCACTGCTCCATTGACTGCCGTAACAAATACAACTTTATTGCTCAACACAAGCAACGCTGGCATCTTTGACAACGCCATGATGAACAATTTGACAACTGTGGGTAACGCACAGATTTCTACAAGCGTGTACAAGTATGGAACTGGGTCTTTGTATTTTGATGGGAACGGCGACAACCTTAGTAGCCCTGCAACCCCAGATTTAAACATGACGACAGGGAATTGGACGATTGAATGTTGGGTTTACATATCAAGCCGAACATTAAATTACCCTCTTATTTTTGGAAACAACAATGGTGGTTATTCTGCTGGCGCACTTGCAATAACAAACAGCAACGCTGACTCGGTGTCGTATAACGATAAATTTTTTCTTGCCTTTTACGATGTGGGTACTTTCGTTGCATCTGGCCCAACCAACTCATTAAACACTTGGTATCATTTGGCTGTGGTAAGAAATGGAACCAATATATCAATGTATCGAGATGGTTCATCTGTTATATCAACAACAATTTCATCAAGCGTTAATTTTGATTGGGGTAAATTAGGTAACCGAATCGGCGGCGGTAATTGGGACGGCGCACAATCTTATTTTAACGGCTACATAGATGACTTGCGTGTTACTAAAGGTTACGCCCGATACACCACAACATTCACACCGCCCACTGCGGCATTCCCCAACATCGGCCCCGTTTAAGGAACTATTATGCAAGTAGCAATTTTGACAACACCCATTACAGTTGGCGACTATCGTGAACTGTTTCCCGATACATCCTTTGGCGCGAGTGGCCCATCTGATGAATTCTTGACTGCCAACAACGCAAAGAAGGTTACGCTGTTCAAAGCCCATGACCGACTGACACAGAAGTTGGTTTCATGTGCGCCTTATGACGACGGTGAATTTGTGTCTATGGCTCAAGTTGAGTCATTGACCGCTGATGAAATTCAAGCGGCTAAAAATTCTGCAATGGCTCAGATTCGCAATCAACGCAATCAATTGCTCAAAGACTGTGATTGGACGCAGATTGCAGACAGCACGGCAGACAAGACGGCATGGGCAACATACCGTCAGGCTTTGCGTGATTTGCCAGCGACCATCACAGAGCCAAGAACCTTTTCGGACTGGCCTCACAATCCTGACTATGTCCCAATGGCACAACTTTAAGGACTCACTATGACTACGATTACTTGGTCTGTGACCGCAATGGACTGCTACCCACAAGAGGGTGGCAACACTGATGTTGTCTTTACAGTTCACTGGACTTGCTCTGGCGTAGACGGAACTTACAACGCCTCCATCTACTCAACCTGCTCTGTGCCTACACCCGAGGGCGCGTTTACCCCTTATGCCCAACTGACGCAAAATCAAGTGCTTGGTTGGATTTGGGCTAACGGTGTTGACCAGACAGCAACTGAAGCCGCTGTAGCACAACAAATTCAAAACCAGATTAACCCACCAGTAGTGACACCCCCACTGCCTTGGGCATAATAGAAGAAGGGTGAACCGCTGACCCATAACAGCGGAAATTTTTAAGGAAAATGGCAATGGAAAAACTGACTCTTTCAACACAACTGGTCAACGGCATTCTTCAGTATTTGGGCAATCAACCCTATGCTCAAGTTGCTCAATTGATTGAGGGCATCCAAAAAGAAGCACAAGCACAGGCTCAACAACCCGTTGAGAAAGTGACTGCTGAACCCGTAAATTAAGGGGGAAGCATGGAAGCGGTTCACGAATTAGCCACCGAGACCGACAAGCGTCTGAGTGTTCACGAAGCAATCTGCGCTCAACGGTACGAGGGCATTCAAGCCCGCTTCGACGACGGTTCCAAGCGCATGAACAGGATTGAGTACCTCTTGTATGTAGTCATTCTTGCCGTGTTGCTTGGCCCCGGGGTTGCCGCAGATTTTGTCAAAAAATTACTGGGGGTTTAAATGAGCGAGGAAAAGATTCAGGCAATGGAAAGCAAAAGTCAACTCATCGAGAAGATTACGTTTGCTCTTCTCCCTCTTCTTTTTTCTTGCGTCGTCTATTTGATGAGCGCCTTATCCAACTTGGCGCATGAGGTCACCATCCTCAACAGCAAAATTTCGCTCGTTGTCACATCAGACAACAAGCAGGCTTCAAACACTGGAGCCGAACTGGCCCGTGAAAAACTGCGCCAAGACCTTGAAAAAGAGATTCAACGCAACCGAGACCAGATTGCCGAGAACCGAATGCACATTGCCATCTTGGAAGAGAAGGTTCCAGTGAGCAAATCACTCAAAACTGTAACTGGAAAGGATTGACATGATTCCAATCGTTGCATCCCTGCTAGGCACACTGGCCCAGAATGGTCTGGGCCTTTTGTCTTCTGCGATTCAAGCAAAAGGCAAAGAGGTTGTTGAAAACGCTCTTGGAGTAAAGATTTCAGACAACCCTTCTGACGCTGAAGTTGCCAAGTTACGCCAACTTCAATATGACCATGAAGAGCGTCTGCTTGAGTTAGGTATTGAAAAAGCCCGTTTGGAACAGGAAGAACTTAGGGTTCTGTTAGCGGCTCAAGCCAACCAAGAAAACAATGTCAGCGACCGTTGGAAGGCTGATATGTCGTCCGACTCGTGGTTGTCAAAGAATGTGCGCCCCGGTACTCTGGTGTACCTCCTGACCGCTTATTTGATATTTGCATTGCTGGATGGCGGCGGATACAAGATTAGCGAGTCCTACGTCAACTTGTTGGGTCAATGGGGTATGTTGGTGATGACCGCCTACTTTGGTGGCCGCACCGTTGAGAAAGTCATGGAGATGCGCAAGAAGGACAAAGAATGAGCCTCAGTCAAGAACAGGCGGCATTCTTGCTAGATGCCTGCAAACTCATCCAATACGCCACAGAGCAGGGTTTTATGGTTACTGGGGGGGAGTTAGCCAGAACCCCTGAACAGCAGGCCATATACGTTAAGACAGGCCGTTCCAAGACCCTTAATTCTATTCACCTCAAGCGGTGCGCCATTGACTTGAACTTCTTCAAGGAAGGGCAGATAATATGGGACAAGGGCATCCTCGCGCCGCTGGGTGCTTATTGGGAAACTTTGAACCCCAAAAACCGCTGGGGTGGCAACTTTAAATCACTGGTGGATTGTCCACATTTTGAACGAAACGTGGGGTAAATATGGCAACCGCATCGGTAATGACTTACGACTCTTTGGTCGAGAATATCCAGTCTTACCTAGACCGTACTGATGACGATACGCTTGCCAAGATTCCGCTGTTCATTATGCTGGCAGAGCAGATTATTGCCAGCCAAATCAAGTTTCTTGGCAATTTGATGGTTCAGACCTCGACCATGACAATTGGTCAGCCTATCATTGATAAACCAGCCCGCTGGCACAAGACGGTCTCCATGAACGTGACCGTAGATGGTGAGAAACAACCTGTCTTGCTTCGTAAGTACGAGTACCTACGCGAGTACACCCCAGACGCAACAACGACTGGTGCGCCCGCTTATTACGGCGACTACGACTACACCCATTGGCTAGTCGCTCCCTCGCCTGCTGTTGCGTATGATTTTGAAGTTTTGTACTACGAGCGGCTCCAGCCGCTTGATTCCTCCAACCAAACCAACTGGTTTACCATTTACGCCCCACAGGCGTTGCTGTATGGGTCTTTGTTGCAAGCTATGCCATACGTCAAGAACGATGAGCGGATGCCAATGTGGCAACAGAATTACGACCTCATCATTCAGACTTTGAAGTCTGAGGATGTCCAGCGTATTGGTGACCGTCAAGCCTCTGTATTGGATACTTAATCATGTCGTCATTCAACTCCCCCTTCACAGGCAACGTCATCCAACCGACGGATGTTTCGTATCGCGAGATTTCAATAGCGAACACAACCCTTCAATTGGAATGGCCCATCAACGGGAGTACAACCAATGATGCCGCCGCTCGTATTATGGAGGTCACCACAACTGGCGTTTCTGAGTTGTGGATGCCTCCTGCAAATCAGGCTTCGGTAGGGCAAGACGCACTGATTCGCAATATTGGTGGAGAAGACTTCACGGTCATGGACTACGCTGGAATTAACACGATTGTGACCGTGTTGGTAGGCGAGGCTCAGTACATCTACATCACCGACAACGGTACTGAAGAAGGTGTTTGGGGCATCATTGCTTTTGGTATTGGTTCCTCTGGTCAAGATGCCGCCACTCTTGCTGGGTATGGCTTGTTGGCAATTGGTCAAACACTGAACCAGTCCCAGCCTGTTACAACTTTTTCCTCTAATTACACTGCGCTTACCACTGACCGCTCTAGCACCTATGTATGGACTGGTGGTGCGGGAACTTTGACTTTGAGCCTTGCGTCTACGCTTGCCGACAATTGGTTTATGTTTGTTCGCAACAGTGGAACGGGCGCTTTAACAATAACTGGAACTAGCGGTAACTTGGTAAACGGTTCTGCGTCAATTGTTTTGCAACCCGCAGACTCTTGCATCGTTGTTTGTAGTGGAACTCAGTTTTACACAGTTGGTTTGGGTCGAAATACGCAATTTGCGTTTACCCAATTATCTAAAGCAGTTTTGACTGGAACCTACACCCTAACTGCTTCAGAGGCTTCTAACGTCATTCAGAAGTACACGGGCGCATTGACGGGCAACGTAACAATCATTGTTCCCTCTACGGTGCAGGTGTACTACATTGTCAATGCAACAACTGGTGCATACACGGTCACAATTTCAACGGGTTCTGGCGGTACTGCGGTTTTAACGACAGGAACTCAAGCCACATTGGTTTGTGATTCAGTTAATTTGTATAACGCCAATACAATTCTTGCGGGTTCTTCAAACATTAGTTTAAACAATGGCTCTGTTGGAGCGCCTTCATTGAACTTTTCATCAGAAACCACAACAGGCGTGTACCGTGCGGCTTCTGGTGAGTTTAATATTTCTATTCTTGGTGTTTTGCGTTCAACAGTTTCTGCTTCTGGTTTAGCTATTGTTGGAACTGGTAACTTTACGGGTGGTGTTGCTGGCGGGACTTTCTGATGGTCAAAAAAGTTTTTACCATTGACACGTTGCCGGGCGTCCAGCGCGATGGAACCGTGTTTGACCTGAACTTCTACACGGACGCTCGTTGGGTACGCTTTCAACGTGGTCGCCCAAGAAAAGTTGGTGGCTATCGCGCAATTGTCAGCAATGCAAACGGATACTCTCGCGGCATATATGTCAACTCAGTCGATGGTGTCAACTCGGTTTTTAACGGGTACAACAACGGTCTTGAGGTTGTCAACATCAACAACCTTGGCATTGGTTCTGGTGTTAATCAATTTACTTTTACAGGAAGAGCCTTAACGCTAAACACGCTTGTTGGTGGCTCTGGTTATGTAAACGCCACTTATACGGCTGTACCGTTAACTGGGGGTTCTGGCTCTGGTGCAAAAGCTACCATTGTTGTATCTGGTGGTGCTGTGACCTCTGTGACTCTTACAAGTTATGGAAATAACTACGTTGTTGGCAATACATTGAGCGCATCAAACACCAATCTTGGTGGTAGTGGTTCTGGATTCTCAATTAAAGTTGCCACAATCACCACTTTTACAGCAAGCGATTTAAACTTATGGCAGTTTGACTCTACGTTTGATGCTCAGGGTTCTGGAAACCAATTGCTATTGGCTCACGCTGGTCGTAACTTAGCGCAGATTGACCAAACAACGGTGACCCCAGTTTTGGCTGGAAACATCAATGGCACTACTTTGTCTCCGCTTACAGACACCAATGGAGCAACCCCAACAGGTGACATTATTGAAGTTGCTGGCGGTGTAGTGGTTTTGCACCCATACGTCTTTGTGTATGGAGACAACGGTTTAATCAAGAATTGTGTTGCTGGAGACCCATATGATTGGAATGGTGCTGACTCCAACGAGACCAACGTGGCCTCCACAAAGATTGTCAAGGGTTTGCCAGTGCGAGGTGGCTCTAACGCTCCCTCTGGGCTGTTCTGGGCGTTAGACTCGTTGATTCGCGTCAGTTACACCCCAACCACCATAACGATTGCTGGAAACCCCCAAACCTTCTACTGGCGCTATGACATCATTTCCAGCCAGTCTTCTATTCTCTCCAGCCAGTGTGTCATTGAATATGACGGCATCTACTATTGGATTGGTGTTGACCGCTTCTTGATGTACAACGGCGTGGTTAAGGAAATAAAAAACACGTTCAATCAAAACTACTTTTTTGACAACTTGAACTATGCTCAACAGCAAAAAGTCTTTGTCAACAAAGTTCCACGTTTTGGTGAAATTTGGTGGTTCTTTCCTTCTGGCGATTCAGAAGAGTGCAACGACTGCATCATCTACAACGTGCGAGAAGATTGTTGGTATGACGCAGGCGAGGCTTTAGGCGCTCGTCGCACGGCTGGATACTTTTCTCAAGTGTTCCATTACCCCATCAATGCTGGGGCAACATTGAGTGAGCAGGAGGTTATTTTCTCTGCATCAATCTCAACAACGAATGCAAGTGCTGTCATCACAATTTCCCCAAACAATTTAGTTGCTGTGGGTCAGCAAGTTGTATCTACAAGCGTACCTTCTGGGGCATTGGTCAGTTTGATTACGCCTAATGCGGCATCACCAACAGCAACTGGCACTTCTGGGGCAAGCACTATTGTGGTAAATAGTGCAACAGGCATAGTTTTAAATCAATCCGTTGCAGGAACTGGTATTGGCGTGGGCGCTGTTGTGACCATTATTGCGGGAACGACCATCACTTTGTCTGTGGTCAACAGCAGTGCTGTATCAGGAACAATGTCGTTTTCTGGTTTGAGTTTGACTTTGTCTGCAAACGCAACGGCAACAATAATTGAAACCGCAAACTTTGATACCGTGGCTAATCAAATAATTTTGTGGCAACATGAAATTGGAACTGACCAAGTTATTGATGAAACCACAGACGCTATTGAAAGTTACTTTGAAACAAGTGATTTGGGTTTTGTAGCTGGCGGGCCTTCCCAACCCGCACCAGTGGGCGAAAACTTTTGGGTCAATTTAGAGCGTGTTGAGCCTGATTTTATCCAAGAAGGCGAGATGACTTTTCAAGTGATTGGTCGCCCCTACGCGCAGTCAGCAGACGTAGCGTCTGATCCTTATGTGTTTTCCCCAGATACGGGCAAAATTGATATGCGCCAGCAAAGGCGTGAAATTCGTTTGCGTTTTAGAAGTAACGTAAGTGGTGGAAATTATCAAATGGGTAGGGTGTTGTTGAGCGTAACGCTTGGCGATGTCAGACCTTACGGAACTTAACATGGCACTTCTTGCGCTTGTATACGACCCTCGGTATCACACATGGAACTCGTGGACGAGTCTTATGTGCGAGGCGTATGCGTCGCAACAGCTATCAATGAATACTCCAGAAGAGGATTGGAAGCAGTGGGCGGCGGGGTTGAAGGCGATTGATGTTTTTACAAACGAGGGCATCCCCGGCCCCTACATCTTTGAGAATTGGCAGGACTGGGCGCAGGCCATCGTCGGCGCTATAAACCAACCAACAGAGCAACCATACGAATGATTGACTTTATTGAAATCTTCAACGTCGTGGCAAGGGTGGCAAAGCCCGTCCATATGTCTTTCAAGCCCGCCGAGGCTATGGAGGACGCAATGGCTGAATTGAACATTGACAGCTTGGATGGTTTGGTGATGCTAATGTACTTCTGCGAAATCTACGGCGTAGACGACGAGACCAGCAAAGAATGGCACCCAACCACCGTGCAAGAGTGTCACGACCTGCTTATGGCCCACAAGACCATAGAGCCTGAGTCCATTGAGAAGATCAAGGAGCAGATCAAGTGATCTACCTTACCCACTATCGGACGGCCTCCACAACCACGATCAACTTGTTTGACGACATTGTCTACCCTCAGAAGGTTCACTGGTTCCCTGATACCTACGCCCGCGCCAAGAGCGGAATGTTCTACGTCCCTCACAAGCTCGCGGAAAAGGTTCTTGACCCTGAGTTGCTGACCTACTTGCGTGAGAATCAGGTAGGCAAGACTGCATTCATTTTGGCGGCTGGCAATGCCCACTTTGCTGGTATCAACCAGCGGCCCTACCCAAACAACAGCCTGAACTACGTCTACAAGTTCTTGCCATTCACCCTGACGCAGGTCTATGCAGGGCGGACTGCCCAAGCCTTTGGCAAGATGGACATGGTGACGACCGATTCCTCGGCCTGCGCTTCCAGCCTCAAGGTGATGATGGATGTGCAGAACCTGATCAACCACTATCACTTTGATAGGGTCATCGTCCTGACCGTCGAGGATGGGATCACCAATGCCGTGTTGGAGTTTTTTGGCGAGGCCAAGGCCGTTTTGACCCAGAAGCAGGAAGAGACAGGCATTCAGCCCTCTGCTTTTGACAGCAAGAACTTTGGCTTCAGAATAGGCCAAGGAGCCGCGCTGGCGGTATTTGAGTCTGACTACGCCGTGGGTAAGCTCGATGCAACCCCTCACGCCCGTCTGGTTGGTGCCTACAGCGCGTCAGAAGCCTCTACAAACGCGATTGGACAGCTAGAGGATGGTGATGGCTTCTTCAAGGCAATCATGGGCGCTATGCACTATTCCAGCGTCTTAGCGGACGAAATAGGCATCGTCAAGACTCACGGCACGGGCACTGAGTCAAACAATAAAGCTGAAAAGACTGCCCTTCTAAACTCATTAGACCAGTTTGTTGCTACCTCGTATAAACAAAAAATTGGGCACACGATGGGTTCCAGTGGCCTATTGGAAACACTTTTATTGCTAGACGATTTAAAATCTGGGTATGTGCCTGCGATTGAGAACAGAACAGAAACCGATTTGGTATTCCTTTCGGAATCAGTTTCCAAGCCAGATGGTTTGATTCTTAGTCTCGCGGCTGGTATGGGGAATATCTATTCCGCCGCAATATTCGAGGAACTGACATGAACATGATAGACAGCAGTCAACAGCAGTTGACCAGTGAGCAGATCATTGAGATAGCCGCTGAGAACACCAAAGTTGGTCGCCCGATCAAAGAGGTCAAGGAGATGCTGACCGTTGAGTTTCGGATGCCTAACGTGTGGAAGATGCGCGAAGGCAATACGCTTTTCATTGTTCACAAAAGCAAAGAGGCTGGCTATGGTTTCTTTCGCGCCTTGAATGCAGACAGTGCCCGTAACTTTTTACAAAATAGCCGAGTTTTTGCAGATGCCGCCTACAAGGTTGGCTTTGATGTGGTGGTGACTCAATTCAGTGACTTGAGCTTGCTTGGTTTGTTCAAGGCAATTGCCCGCGACCCTGTGCGTGAAGGCATGGGCTACAGCGCACAAAAGACAACCGATGGCGGACTGCAAGTTACGTTGGTGCTTGGCCCAGCGAGGGGAAATAAATAATGAGCGCCATAGTTAATGCAATTGTTGATGCTGTTGAAGGCATCGTTGAGGCTGTTGGTGACGTTGTCGAGACCGTTGTTGAGGTTGCAGGCAAGGTCATGGATGCGGTCGCAGAGAATCCTCTGTTGATTGTTGCGGCTATTGCGGCCCCGTATGCGCTAAGTTATCTTGCCGCAGAGGCTGGCATTGTGGGCGCTCTTGAGGTGGCTGGAACACTGGAGGCCGTGGAGGTTGGTACGGCTGTGCTGGAGGCCACTGAGGCTGTAACCGCAATTGCAAGCGCAGAAACTGTTGCCGCAACAACTTTGATTGAGGCTGGCGCTACAGTCGAAGCCGCCGCAACTGGCGCTTCTTTGGTTGCTGAAGGAGCAACGGTAGTTGAGGCTGTGTCTACTGCGTCCGCAGGCACTGTTACAACATCTAGTTTTGTCGAAGCCGCAAGCGGCGCTTTTGATGCTGTGACAAATGCGGCAAGCACCCTATCGCAGGGCGCAAATAATATTCTTACAACCATTGGCGAGACTTTGTTGCCTGATGCCAGCGCGTCAGTTCAGCAATTGGCTGGCAAGGTTGCAATCAATACCGCAACCAATGGTGGTGACTTTGGTCAAGCCCTGACAGATTCTTTGATCTCTGTGGGTACTGGCTTTGTTGGTAGCGAGATCGCCGCTGAGACTGGCTCAAAAATAGTTGGTCAGGTTGCGTCCTCAACATTAAACTCCGCCGCGCATGGACAGAATGTTGACTTTGGAACAATTGGAACCAGCCTTCTTGGTGCTACGGTTGCAAATGAAGTTACTGATTTGACTGGTTCTAACCTTGCTGGTAAGGCCGCTGGATCAATTACCAGAGATGTCATCAACGACAAGGACGTTGGCACTGGCCTATTGACCCTTGGCGCAAATGAGTTGGGCAATGTGGTTACGGGCCAGATTGGAGACTACGTTGACAAGACTGCGTTGAGCGGTCAAACCACTGGCACCGACTCTAGCACCAACAGTACAACGCTTACGGGCGACGACAACAACCAAATCGTCACCAATTTTGGGGGCAGTACGGATGTCAACGATATTATTTCGGACATCAACGGCGCAAACGATACAAACACAGACACCACAAAAGGCGCGTTGACAACTATTGCCAACTCTAATTTGGCGGGTACAGACTCAACCACAAACAACACATCAACTTCTGATACAACTGTCAACGGTACGCTCACAACTGGCACTGGTTTAACTGGCACTAGCTTGACTGGCCTAGGCGATGAAGAAGATGACGACATTGTTGTAACGGGCGGCACTCCAACAACCACTGGCACCGATACCACCACTGGCACGGTGACGGTTACTGGCGCAGACACCACTGGGTCTACCACACCTGTCGGCGGTCTAACCACAGCAACAAATAACTTGCTTGGTACTGACACAACTGCTACTGATACAACAGCAACCACCACAACTGGCGGTTTGAATACGTTGGCGCAAAACACTGACACTGTTACTGGTGGTACAGGCACTGACACTGTTCAAGGCGTAACTGGAACCGATACGGTGACCAGCGGCTCTGGCACATCAAACGTCACAAGTGGACTTGGTGGCACGTTGGTCAAGAAGCTCATTGGCGACACAACCAAGAAAGTTGCTGGCACCGCAACAAGGGGTGCAATCAACAGCGCCGTGACTGGCAAGAAGATGCCAGCCTTGTCAGTTCCAAAGGCTTTGACAGGTTCTGCGTTGTCTGCAATCCAAAAAGCCGCACCTAAAAAGGTAGACATTTCCAAGCTGTCGCCTGCAACAAAATCAGTCCCCGTCAAGGTGGATGTGAGTAAACTGACACCACTCGCAAACATTTCAGGGTTGACTTCTCTCTTAAAGAAATCGGGGTAAATCATGGCAATTTTGCAAAAGCGCAAATCAACAAAACAACTTCCTCGTTTTGAGCGTTATCAGGACACCAGAGGTGGTGACCGTGCCGCCGCCCTGCGTGGTGAGACCCCAATTACTTCTGCTGTTCGCCAACTAGCTGGCACAAGCGGCTACGGCCCTATGGAAGACCAAGGCTTTAGACCTATGGGTGGTCGAGGCGCTGAAGGCGTTTTGGGTACTGGCGCGGCTGGCTTTGGCGGTCGCCCTGCAAGCAACGTAACAAGCACTTTGGCTGGCACCCCAACAAATCAAGCTGGGTCATCAGCAAGGCCAGCAGGATCAACTGCGGCGGCTCCTAAAACAATTACCTCAACAGGAACTGGCGCTACAAAGCCTGCCGCTTCTACGTCTTCTAAATTGCCATCGTTGACAAGTACAACAGGCGCAACAAAACCTGCGACCTCTTTAACTTCTACTGGCTCTGGCGCGGCTAAAACAACCACTCCAGCCAAGACTTTGACTTCTACTGGGTCTGGTGCGGCTAAAACAACTCCTGTTACAACGCCAGCAAAAACCACATCAAGTGGCTCTTCGCTTGGCAAGACACTGACCAGCGCATTGGCTGGTGCCGCCTTAGGTGTTGGCACAAAAGCTGTCGTTGACAAATTTACTGGCGGAAACAAAACCAGCAACACATCTAACACTGCAAATTCTGGAACTGGTTTAAAAGTTACTGGAAACAAAAATCTTGACACTATGGGTGGTGGCACAGGTCTTACAAGCAAAACCAATCCTCTTGGCACCAATATTGGAACAGGAACTTCAGGCACTGGTATTAAGACAACGGGCACTTCTGGTACTGGCCTCAAGACCACGGGCACTACAGGCACTACTGGTTCTACTGCCGTTACTTCCCCAGTTAAAACTCCCGTGGTTAAGACTACGGGAACAACTGGCACGACTGGCACAACAAAAACTACTCCTACCTCGGTGGTAAAACCGACGACTACTGTTGGCCCTAAGACACCAACAAGCACTGGCCCTAAGACTCCTACGTCTACTGGCCCCAAAACACCTACTGGCACAGGCCCAAAGACTCCAGCAGGCACAGGCGGAACTCGCGGTATTGCGGGAACTGCTGGCGCGGCGGCTGGTGCAACCACTGGCGGTACTGATACGACTGGCACAGGGGTAACTGGAGTTGCATACGACGACGACGGCAACTTGATGCCGGGGTACGAACTGGACGAAGAAGGCAATCCTGTTTATGTTGGCATGGGCGGCACAGACACTGCCGTAGTGACTGACACCGTAGACAACGGCGACGGCACAACGACCGTGACTTACGATGACGGTAGCACCGTGACCACGGACATCACTGGCGATGTTGTTGACTCTACCGACGCGATAGATACTGGTGATGACACCACTGTAGCTGACGGCTACTTTACTGATGATGAAGGTAATGTCTATGACGGTGAAGGTAACTTAGTTCAGTACGCTGATGGCTCCGTATATGAAGAGGGTGGCGATACTGATGTTGCCTACACCGACGATTACGGAAACACTTATGACGCAAACGGCGACTTGATTGCCGAGGCGGATCACTCGGACTACGTTTACACCGCAGACGACGGTAGCACTTATGACTGGGACGGTAACCTGATTGCTGAAGCAGATCACACTGGTTTCACCCAAGAAGATGAGTACGGCAACACCTACGACTACGACGGTAACTTGGTTTCCTACGCCGATGGCTACAACCCAGATGACTACACCAACGAAGACGACACGGAATATGCATCTGTTGACGACGAGGAAATTGACTTTGGCGCAAAGGGTGGTTTGTTTGGTATGGCAAAAGGCGGAGTGCCTAGTTTTGCTGATGGCGACGCTGTTTACTCTGACACTGAAGAAGAAGTCCAGCCTTTTCAAAATGTCGATTACAACTACGGTGAGTTTGACGATCCCACAATGACTGGTGACCTGTCTTTGTATTCGCAAAGTGGCCCAATTAGAAACACTTACGCAAGAGCATCAAGCGCGTCTGTTGCTGACCCTGTTGCTGAAAACGACAACGGCGATGGAACCATAACGCAGTTCTTTGATGACGGCTCGTCCATTACTTATGACACCGACGGCAATGTGTTGGATGTGACTGAGGTAACAGACGGAAGCTCAACTGGTGGAACTTCGCAAGGTGGAACTGACAACCGTCAATACTTTGATGATGGCTCCTACATTGAGACATTTGATGATGGTTCAACCGTTACCTATGATGCGGAGGGAAATGCGTTTAGTTCAACAGATGTTGATGGCAAAACAGAACTTGCAAAAACAACCACCTATGACGACGAGGGCAACCAAATTGTCAGTGACTACTATGGCAACATAGTTAAAGTTCTTGACCCAGAAGGCAAAGTAATTCCTTTGGGCGGTGGTCGAGTAAATGCTGGGCCAATTACAGGCGCAGGTAGCGGAAAGACAAGCTACGACCTGACACCAAACAAAACGCCCGCACAAATTGCGGCTGAAAACAGACAGAAAAAAATTGATGAAGGTGAGCAACAAAGCGCGATTGACAAGTTGCTTGCTGGTATCAACACCAACACTGGCGCTGGTGTGACTGGGGCTGTTCTGGGCGCGTTGCTAGGTAACTCTGACCTGTTCAGCAGTGGCAGTGGAAACAACAGTGCTGGCTTTGATATGTCCAAGGTTGGAACGATTGATCCACGCACTACAGACTTTGGCATTGGCCCAGCGAACTATGTTGGTTATGACCAGTACGGTACGCCAGAGCAGATGCCTGAGTTGTATGGAAATGAGTTGTATCAGAACCTTAACGCCCCCGGCTTTAACGAGGTGAACGAGGGCGACTACGCCCGCATGGACGCTGAAGAGAATGGC